TCCGCACCCTGACCCGCGGCACGTGATGCGACGATATCGTGCGCACATCTTAGGGACCAAGCGCAAGAAAGGCAGCGCCCGCGGGCTCATTCACTACCGGGTGATCGTACGGGAGTATCTGGCGGCCAAGCGACGGGTGTTAGAGTGACCGTACGTCGCATCGAGCGTTGTCCGAGCTGCAGGAATCGAATAGACCCTGACTGGTGTCACTGCGGCAGCAGTGAAGCTGACCACGGCTCTACGACGGGCCACGGATTCATCCCTGCGGGGTGCACGTGCGGGTATGAAAAGCCGATCAGGAAAGCGCAGCGTACAGAGGGTTACTCTGAAAGCGTCACCGAGCGCCTGGATGCTGAGCGCCCGGCTTACTCCAGTGCGGTGAAATCCCTCGCGGCGTTCTGTGACAAAAACAACATGACGAAAGCGTGCTTTCAGGTGTTGGTCTCGCACTTGGACAATGCCTGTGCGGAAAGTGCGTGTGCGCCCAGGACGCGACGGCTGATCAAGCTGTCTTGACGTTCCAATAATCTCAAGCGTAGCGTCGCAACGTTTTTACAATTTTGTGAAGGGATGACCCGCCAGTGGACCAACGCCAGCGGGCTCCCTCTATCGCGGACGACAAGAAACATGCGAAAAATATCCGATGAGCGGGTCGGGCGTCAATCACACACTGAAAATGATGTCAACGGGCTGAGTAGCGCTCAACGGGCCGCTTTGGCGGTCGCGGAGGACTACCCCGTATTTCCGTGCGATCCCGTCACAAAAAGACCGTTGACGAAGCACGGGTTCAAGGAGGCCTCTCAGGAGCGCTCCAGGGTGCTCCAGTGGTGGAAGGGTACCCCCGAGGCCCTGATCGGCGTGCCTACGGGCGCGGCAAGCGGTCTGGTGGCCATTGACGTGGACCCTGACGGTCGGGACTGGTACCGCGAGCACCAGGGGCGCTTAGGGGTCCACAGGCTGCACGGGACCCGTCGCGGCAAGCACCTGCTGTATCGCATGAACGGACAGGCGATCCGCAACAGCGCAGGGGAGGTATCCGCCGGCATCGACGTGCGGGGTGAGGGGGGCTACATCGTGTGGTGGCCTGCACACGGTGGGGTCGCGGTTGGGGAGCCGGGAGAACTGCCGGGTTGGCTTGAGAAAGAGTGTGTCTCAACTTCCGGGTCTGCGGCAGCGACGAGCGATGAGCCCAATGAGCCGACGGACAGCAAGGACACCCGCAAGTACTCCGAAGGCGCGCGCAGCGATGCGTTGTCCCGCCGGGCGTATTACTACCATCGCATGGGCATGTCTACGAAAGAGGTTGGAGCGGCGTTGCTCAAGTATGACCTGGAGCACTGCGAGCCGCCGTACCAGACAACGGATGGCAAATCCAAGGTGTTGTATATCGCGCGCAAGAAAGCGCACCTGTCGACCGATGAGACGGACGAGGCGGACAAGCCTACCGGTGAAGTCGTATTGTCCAATTCGGGTGAAGTGCGGGTGCGTGGGTGGATCTGGGAAGGCCACATTGAGAAAGGGGTTTACCACATTGTGGGAGGCGTGCCCGGGGTCAACAAGACCTGTCTGATGTTGTCTTTTGCAGCCACGATCACCCGGGGCGGAAGCTGGCCGGACGGCACCCGGGCCCGACGCGGTAATGTCGTCATGTGGTCAGGGGAGGATGAGATCGAGACGACGCTGCGGCCGCGGTTGCTCGCCAACGGCGGGGACTTCAGCCGCATGTATTTCGTTTCCGGGTTCAAGGTTAAAGGAAAACAGCGCCGGTTTTCCCCTGCTCACGACATGGAAGCGCTGATAAAAGCCTGTGTGGCGATTGGGAATGTGAAGCTGGTCATCATCGATTCGGTTTCGAACGCGATCACCAAGGACTCGCACAACGATTCAGAGGTGCGTCAGCAGCTGGAGCCGCTGTTGGATTTTGTCCAACGCACCGGGGCGGCTATTTTCGGAGTGACTCACTTTACCAAGGGCTCCCGGGGGAATGACCCGCTGGATCGCATCATGGGCTCCAGGGCTATGGGAGCCGTGCCCCGGGGTACGTATGCCTGCATCAAGGTGTTGGACGATAACAAGGATACCGGCGGCAGGTTGTTCGGTGCGGTTAAAACTCAATTCGCGCCTGAAGATCACAGCTTCGAGTACCGGGTGGAGAATGTTGAGTTGGAAAGCAATCCCGGGGTATACGGATTGCAGGTTGCGTGGGGCAAGCGGGTAGCGGGCTCTCCGAATCAGGTCTTCGGGGAGGCGGAAGGAAACGGGGATGGGACAACCAAGCTCGGGGAAGCCAAGAAGATCATCCTGGCACAGCTCGCCAACGGCTCGATGCCGTACAAGCAGCTCAGCCAGCTGATGTCGGATGCGCAGATCAGCAACGCGACGTTCCGCAGGGCACGGGAAAAGCTTGGAGTTGAGACTATTCAGGCAGGTAAATCTATGTTCAGGTGCGTTTTGCCGGAAGATAGCGCTAAGAAACCGGAATAGGATTGACCTTTTCCTATGCTTATATATGAGCGAGTGAACGAGAGAGGGGTTTTATGCTTGTTTTACCGTGTGTAGCAGTTGCTCATCCTCTCTTGCTCATGTGCACGAGTGCTAGCACTTGCTCATGCTCATCTCTCTTGCTCATATAGTGAACAACTGCTACACACTATTATTTAAGGTATATTCTATTCAGTTGTTCATATATTCACCATGTATCGCGCGCGAGGAGAAAACGGATGGGAAAACTACGCAGAAGTCTTCAGATCACATCCCGCAATGATCTGATGTGTGAGGTGGAAAAGCTGGAATATGACGTAAAAACACGCACCGGAAAGCTGTTTTTACCTGACGGCTATAGCGCTAACGGAGACGGCGTGATCAGGCTTTTTGAGGATATTGATGCGGAAGTCGCCGGCATCGATGTATTCTCTGGAACCGAGCCTGAGTTCAGGTATCGGCGCGATGTGAGCGGATGGCAGGTTTTTGATCTGGTGAGTCGCGCAAGAAAGTAATTTTGTACTACCAAAGAGCGAACCGTCGGATAACCCGTACGCATCGCTTACTACATACAAAACTTGAGGACGAAACCAACATGAAGATGTTTCTGTATTGCGAAATCACTGAGGGTGGCATGCCAACATGACAACGAAGGAAGAACATCAGCGGCTCAGCCGCGTCTGCGAGCATGTCGATGCGATCGTGGAGCTGTTGACCGAGCCGCAACCCATCGAGGCTGAAGCGCACGACTGGACCACTCAGGTTCTGGTTTCATTGGCCACAACGCTCGTGCTGGTCGCTCAGCAGTACCGCGAGAAATTACCGGGAGAGCACTAGTCGTGAAGTACATCGACGAGAGCCTGTCGTATTCCAATCTAAAGCTGTTGAATGCCTGGATCGACCGCAGGCTGTCAGGGCAGGCATTTTTGGATATCCGTGATGAGAAAGCCAAGGAGTGGTGGGATTCGCTCATCCGGCACCGCGAATATGCCAAGTACGTTCGGGAGTACCTAAAGAAGCCGCATGTCACGGGCAGTCAGCTGATGTCAGATGCGGACTATCAATTAACGCTAAATAACGCTAATATGAATTCCCCTTATTTCAAGGAGCGTTACGGTGACTGACCTGAAGCAGCTGAAGGCGGATTACGACACTCTCGGCATGCTGGTGTTTCTCGTTGGATTGCAGGATAAGAACGATCACCAGCTGTTCGCAGATTCGATGTGCTACCTGTGGGAGACGGTTGCGGCAACTTTGCCCCCCAGCGCTCCGATGCTGGTGATCGATGCGTATTTCAAGCGGCACGGCAACTTGCGGGAAGCTTTGCGTGAGCACAGTGCGGCGGTTGAAAAGCGCGTGGGCTCCGCGGCTCACTGGGCTGAAATGGACCGTATCCGTGCGCAGCTCGCGACCCTCGATGGCGTGCTCAAGTCGGTATAACAACTCATGAGGTACATAGCGCTATGTTAATGCCTACAAAAAAGCGGGCTCACTGGTTCGATGTGGTGTTGGTCTGGATGCGTCTTGTGTTCCTCCTGACCGGGTCTGTGATGCTCCTCGTGGCCGTGTCGCATGCCTACTGGTCCATGGCGACTTTTTTCCTGGTGTTGGTTATCCATCTGGGGGACAAGCAGCTGGACGAGGAGGATGACCTGAGGTAATGTTGGATCGACGACGGGTGCGGACGCATACTTGGACTTTCACGCAGTGGCGATCCTGTCGTGACTGGTGCGCCGCGCTCATCGTCACCTGCCCGTACAGGCGTCATAGACCTTGCGGGCAGTTCACTTGTCAGATTGTTGGTGGTTGAGGGACGCGCGTAACAAAGCCAACCGCGTTAAGAGGCGGTATCCGGTTACGTTCGCGGGGCTCTGCTACAGGCCGTACTGGCAGTGCGCGCGCCCCTCACTTTACAGCCAAGGTTAACCGTGGTACCTTCCGCGATGTTTAACCTACGGGGCGCCGATGGCTCCCGCACGCAAGATCGCCAGAAAGCCTAAACGAGGTCCGAAACGTGTCGTCCGTCGCCTAAAGCCCCGCACCACAGCCCATACCGCGCCTGAGGAGACTCCCGCGGCTGAGAAGCTTGAGCGCCCGCGCGTGTACTCGAAAGAGACTGCTGACCGGATGCTCGATCGGATCGCCGATGGTGAGACCCCGACCGAGGTGTGTCGCGATCCGACCCTGCCAACCTGGAGGGTCCTGTGCCGCTGGCGACGACAGCATGATGACTTTGACAAGCGCTTCCGGGTCGCGTGGGAGAGCTGTGCGGAGCACATGGTAGGCGATATCGTCATCATTGCGGATGATGCGCGTAACGACTATGTCGACCGCGTCACGCGCAAGGGTGTGATCCGGGTGTTTGATCGCGAGCACTTTGAGCGCTCGAGGCTCCGCGTGGAATCCCGCAAGTGGATGGCGCAGAAAGTGCTGCGTGCGACATACGGCGAGCGAAGTGAAGTTGACTTGCACGCCTCAGGGGGCGTGAACGTGCGGGTGGAGGAGCGCAATGCGCTCATCAACGCACTCGTGAAGTTGGTGACGCCGAAGGTGGATGGTGCTACAAAACCGTCCGGACGAACCGAAGAGGCCCGCGAGCGATGAGTGACACACCCCAGGGTTGCGACTTGTGCGCAGACTTTCCGATGAGCCTGAGTTCTCAGTGTCATCCGAGTGCGCCGTTGCGCATCCTTGCGGTGGAGGCCCATACACTTGAGATCCGCTGTTATGTACCGACGTGTGATCGCAAGGTGGCGACGCTGCACGTGGCTGACTGGGGTAACCTGCCCCCAAACGCGGGCGTGAGATGATCCGCCAAGTCCAGACTGATTCACATCCTCAAATGACTGAAATCTTCGAACCTCTTCCGTTCCAGGAGCCGTCGCCTCAGCTGTTCAAGCTGTTGGGATTCATCGAGCAGGCGCATGAGGATCTGTCGGATGTGATGATCGTCGAATTCAGCTCCAGCGAGCTGTACGGGTTCGGTGAGTTGTCTGAGCGCATGGCCGACCGTCTGCTTACGCGAGGTGCATTGTGAGCACCGGTTACATACACCCGCTCAGTGTTACGTTTGAATCGATTGCCTGCAGTATGTGCGGCATTGTCTTTGCTGTGGATGCCCAGGTGCGGGCTGTGTGGAAGCGTGATGGCACCAACTTCACGTGCCCCAACGGTCACGGTCAGCGCTACACAGAAACCGAAGCGCAGAAGCTCAAGAAACAGCTGGAAGCGGCGGAAGTTAAGTTGCAAAGTCAGATCCGTGCGACTGAATTTGCCCGCAACAACGCAGCTTACGAGAGGGCTGCGCGCGAGCAGACTGAGCGCAGGCTCACCGCGCGCAAGAGTATCAACACCCGACTGCGTAACCGGATCAAGAACGGGGTGTGCCCGTGCTGTCATCGCACGTTCAAACAGCTGGCTGCGCACATGAAAACCAAACACCCCAAGTTTCACAAAGACGACGACTCGTAATGGCTAAGAAATCCTTAGTGGTCACATCGGAAGCGGAGTTGCGCACCAAAGCGTTGGAACTCGCACTCCATGAAGCTTTCCAGGGGGTTGCAGCCCAGGATGCTGCTGCGGTCGTAGCGCGCGCTCAGGCGTTCTTTGAGTTCTTGATGCCCGGCTACACACCTCCGGTGGACGAGCGATGACTGAGTACCGCGCCGCCAACTATTGTGTGCACTGCAAGTTGGGGCCGGAATTGCACCTCGGTCTTGAGCAGCGGTGTCCTCCGCTACCTGACTTACACTGCCCGACCTGTCAGTGCCCCAGGCTGCACGCGCAGATCCCTGTACCCGGCAACCCCATGTCTCGTAGCTGGCATGACAATGGATGTCAATCCGCGGATGCTGCGCTGGTGAAAATCACGAGTATGGAGCAGTTGGCTGCGGAGGCCCGCAAGTGTGAATCCCTTCTTAGCTCGTTGAACGGAGGGTACGGCAAGTGATCTCCGCAGTATGCCGGGAAATCTTCGCGACCATCGGGCTGGCTTATGTGTTGGTTAACCTGTTCGTGTACCACTACACCGGGCACTGGTGGCCGTTCTCATGACCCCTGATACCCCAGTCGCTTCCGTGGACGAGTGCTTTGATTACCTGCGCAACAATCAGTGGCAGTTCGGTATGCTGGAGACGCAAAGTCCGGTGCGCATCAGTGCGTACATGCTGCGCTCGCTGTACTTTCACATCGGCTGTGCGAAGTTCGGCGTGCCGTTCGGCGATAACATCGAGCAGCTGGGTCAGCAGTTGAAACAGCTTAGTCTAGAGAAATCGACGTGAAACCCTCTATCGCTGACTTCGTGCGCTGATGGCCGCTCGGCTTCTTACGCTGAAAGAGCAGCGCGAGTTGCTGCAGAAGGCTTTCGATGAGGTGTGCGCGGAGTACTCCGAAGACCGGGCGCTGACATTTGATTCTCGGCTTACCCGACCCCCGTGGTACAAGCGTTGGTGGCATAGGCTATTTCCCGAGCGTCCGACCCTCACAGGGTTCGGGGCGCCTCCTGAGGACAAACAATGAAACAGAACGCATTGCTCGTGTTGATCATCCTCGCCGTGATGGGCGCGGTCTTTGCTGCACCTCGACGGGCGCACGCTGCGAAATTTACCGTCACCTGGACCGCACCAACGTTGAATGATGACGGTTCGAAGCTCACGAACCTCACCGGCTACCGCCTGGAGTGGGGCTCCTGCACCGCCGCCGGTGCGTTCGGCGTTTACCAGGCGGGTATCAACGTGGGTGCGACAGTGACTAGTGCGCCGGTGTACCCTACGGGCCTGAATCCCGTGTGCTTCAGGATCTGGTCGATTGCCTCCGGTAACGTACTGTCGGCGGTTCCTGCCTACACCAGCACGATCGGGATGAGCGTTCTGCCCACCCTTTCCCAACCGGTCCACAAGTAAGTTATGGATGCCGAGCCGCAGATTCACTCGTTCAATACGGATGTTCTCCCAGGGGAACACTCGTGGGCGGTAAAGACGGTCATGTGCGGCCGGTGTAATTCCATGGTGCACGCATTCAACAACGAGTGCATGCAACCGTGGGTAGAGTTTGACGGCCGTGCGCTGTGCATGCCGTGCTTTCAATTGATGGATTGTCCCGTAGAGCCCGCACCGTTCAGTGCGGCTGCGGATTCTTACCCTTGTGTTGACCCAGGAGAATGACGGCTGATGGACGCTTTCGAGAAAGCCATGATCGACATTTCCCGCGCCCGGGATACCCAGGGGCGTGCGATTGTACTCATGCCGTTTGGCCGCCATGCCCCTGGACCGATGGAGTTTGTAAACAGGATTCACGAGTTGACTGCTGGAATGCCGGGGGACGATACAGGCATGAACGCGAGCCGACACCACCAAAACCTTGCACGCAACTTGGAGTTGCTCGTGAAGGGTTATATTGCTTGTAACGCCTACTTAGGCAACTACTGAGGAGTTTGATATGTCAAAGACCGTACCTTTACAGGACTTCGGTATTCCCGTCCCCACACCTGCGCCCGCTCCGACCGATCATCTGATCGTGTACTACGGACCGACCCCGCTGGTTCCGTCCTATACCCAGGCGGCCCGTATCGATGCGGGCCCGGTCTCAGCGCTCACCACGGTTACCGTGAACGGCGTTGTGTACTGGGATGACCCGATTGCGACCGAGCTGCCGGGAGGCCTCGGCAACGGCTCGTACGACTTTGTATTTACGCTGATGGATGGTCAGGGCAATGAGGGCGACTTCTCCCCGTCGATCACTGCGACTGTGGATACTGTCGTCCCTCCTACTCTCGGCACCCCTGTCCTCCTTGGCTCCGCTGGCTCGTCTGCCGCGGCGCCGCAGGCCCCGGCCGCGAAGAAGTAAGGAGGCACAACTGCTGGTTGTGCAAATGGTGTAGGTGTTAGGTTTCTGACCCGCGCGCCTCTCTGCAGCGCGCGGGTCAGATCGGGTGACGAAGTGGAAGGACGACAGGGTAGCTACGATGTGGTCGCTATGTGTAGTTGTGTTATGGATCGGGGGTCCACGTCAGTGCATTTCGACGTGGCCCGCCGAGACGCAGTGTTGGGATGCTGGGCGAGAATGGGGCCAGCGCGTGAAGCTGTGGGAGGATCGGTCGGGATTGCGCGAGATTTACAGCTACGCGTGTTTCCCTGGTCTGATCTGGGGTTGAAGTGAACGACGACTATATTCGCGGTCAATTGAGGAAATCTTCTATGACTGACCAAGAGATCGAGGAAGGGATCAAGGCGAAGGGGCTCACCGCACCCCGCATCACGCCTGCGGATATCGAGAACACGATTATCGCGGAGTGCTACACCACGGGCGATCACATCCCGATCTGGATGTATCCGCAGCCATCCGGCGCCACAGACGATCCGCGCAAGCGAATTATCGAATCGCTGTCGTGCCTCACGGTGTGCGTGTTGGTTCTTCGGAACGGCTTCACGGTCACGGGTGAGAGCGCGTGCGCATCCCCTGAGAATTTCAACGAGGTACTGGGCCGCAAGATCGCGTATCAGAAAGCGATAGAGAAAATATGGTCCTTAGAGGGTTATGTTTTGAAATCGCGGCTGAGTAGCGTTTGAGTAGCGGGATTTACGCAATCCGTCACTGCGCTACGGGCAAGGTTTACGTGGGCAGCGCAGTTCGGATAGCTAAGCGATGGAAAGACCATCGTTGGGGTTTAGCTAAGCACACTCATGCGAATCGGTTGCTACAGCGGGCTTGGGATAAATACGGGGCTGATTCTTTTGTGTTTGAGGTGTTGGAATACTTAAGTGACCCGACGCAGTTGGTTGCGAGGGAGAATTATTGGATACAGGAACTATCCGCGTCTTGTCGGGGGAGGGGGTATAATTTATGTCCGGTGGCCGGGAGTATGTTGGGCTTCAAATTTCTCCCGGAGAGTCGCCAAAAAATGTCCCGCGCTGCTCGGGGTAAGGTCAAGTCGCCTGAGCACCAAGCAAAGATAACCGCAGCTTTGAAAGGCCGCAGGTTATCCGAGGAGTGTAAAGCGGCCATGTCTATAGCGCGAAAAGGTACCCGGGCTACTGAAGCGCAGCGCGCTCGGATGAGATTGGCGCAGCAAAGTCGTACTATTTCCCCGGAGGCTAGAGCACGAATGGTTGCAGCAAATGTGGGGCGCAAATTTACTCAGGAACACCGTGACCGTATCAGTCGGGCATTGAGGGGAAAAATAACTTCGGAGGCTACTAAGGAAAAATTACGGGCTGCGGCTCGTGCGGGTTATCTGCTAAAGGAGAAGCTCCATGTCGCGCATCCTTAACTCGCACGGCGGTGGTGAGCCTTTGGGCCACCGCAACGGTAAGCGCGGACGACGCGCCATTGTCCGCTTACGTCATGCGTTAGCCTGCGAGATGTTTATTCGATGGGCCGTAGCGCACGCAGCATTGCCCCCTGTCGAGTTTGAGTCGCGTCCGTGGCGCACACCTGAGTGGCACGTCTGGCACGCGCGAGGTTGTCCGTGAGAGATGCGTTCTCAACTGCGGTTGCGACTCTGCAAGCCCCAAACGCCTCTTTCGGGGGTGACAATATGCATTGCCACGTACTGACGGCTGCGGAAGCAGCCGCAGTGTTGATGGTGTTGCCTAAGCACTCACAAGGCTGCTCAAATCAGAACGTATTGGACCCCGTGGGCGCGTATCGTGGTGTCGAAGAGTGCGGGTGTAACCGCTAGGAGAGCTGTATGGGTCTTGGAACTATTCTGATCATTTTGCTCGTGCTGCTCCTGATTGGCGCGCTTCCATCGTGGCCATACTCGGCCAGTTGGGGGCATGGACCGGTCAGTGTGTTGGGTGTGATTCTTGTCATCGTGGTCGTGTTGGTGCTGTCGGGGCGGCTATGAGTCGCGATATAATTTATTGTGAGGGCTTTGAGCTGTACCAGTATGATACGGATGACGTACAGGTAGGTTTCTTGTCGCCTTGCTACCGGCTTACGGCCCCTGATGGGACAGGGCGCAATGTGAGTGCAGACAGGTTGAAGGATGCGCTGGAGTGGCTCTTTGAGGAGTCTGCATGACGCGACGCGGCGGAGTCGACCGGTTGAACGATGAGATCAACGCGCGCGCCCGCTCCAAGCGCTACTTTGATCTGTGCGAAGAAGAGTTGGATTACGAGCCGCTGATGGATCTGCAGGGGAAGCCGGCGTACTTCCAGATCAACAAGATGTCGCTTGAGATGGCGGCGCGTCTCGTAGGCCCCGCTTTCGTCTACAACCTGTACGTGCACACCATCCGGCTTTTCCAGGCGCGCAATGTCGTGTTCGCCGTGGTTGCGCACACCAAGTCGAATCCGTTTGCACCTCACATCAATATCGTCGAGTGCCCGGCTCTGAATGAATCCGAGTGGGTGTTAGAAGCTAATGAGAAGCGCGCGGGGAGTTCACTACTATGAGTCAATGCGGTTGCGATCACACGTGTGAATTTCATCAGTTTAAAATACGGATCAGCGGGACAGGTGATACAACTCTTCTCATAACGCGTGATAGTAGCACCATGATCGAGACGCATTACCGCATGTCTGCGGAAGAGGCAGAGAGGTGGTGCGAGCAGCTACGCAATGTGGATCAGGTTAAATTTGAGGATTTGTTGTTGTCACGTATGAGTCTACAACAGGCTTACGAGGCGCTGTCGTGAGTCTTGCACCCGGGGATAAGAGCGTCAGCCTGTTGGATTTGGCACGCCGTGCGGATGCCGGCCCGCAACGTGCGCGGGGTCGCTCTGATTGCAAAAATCCGGAATGTAACAACGGGCTAACCCCGGGGGTCTCCGCATCCGGTGGGGGCGTCAAGGGTGCGCCGCTTTTCGGGGCGGGTGGTGTTGGAGCTAAGAAGCTGATGCGTTGGGGCTGGGTCCAGTGCCTTGCCTGCAACCCTTCGGAGGATCACCGCAAGGCTGGCGCACGCTACGTGCCGCTGAATCTCAATGACACGCAGATCGCACAGCGCGCGCAGCTGGCGAACACGAAAGCAGCGTATCAGCCTCCTATGAAGGAGCATCTTGGAAAGCTTGCCGGTGGGCGAACTGGGGCGGCCCCCAACAACGTACCCAGCGTAGACGCTGGCAAGCTTTCCGAGCTGATGGAGCAGAACAAACAGTTGAACGCTCGTCTCGATGAGCTGCTGAAACAGAATGTTGCGATGACGGAGACCCTGGGGCGTATGTCGATGCAGGTCGCGGCCTTGTTGGAAGACAACGCAAAGCTACGTATGGCGCAGCCGGCGGCAACCACTCAGGTGACTGTATGAATGGACGGGAAGCGTGGGAACGGTTCGCGGAAGAAAACAACATTGAGTGGGAAGTAGGCCCCTCGGGACCCCGCGATTCACACGGCACGGAGTACGACACGTACGTATGGGACGGGACGGATGAGCACTTACTCAAGTTCCTACACAAGATTCACGCCAAGTACATTGTGATTCGCATGTTTCCTCAGGCGATGGCTGACGGAGGTAGCCGCATGCGCTTCAGTGATTACCCCAGGAAACCTGCGCTGGTGCGGGAGTGAGCTTTTCAAACACTTTCGCATTCGCGGTCGCCCGTGCGGTGGATGTCGCAACGGCATCTGTGTTCAGCAAGCACGTTGATGTCACGATATCCTCTGAGTGCGACATTGCGCTTGAGACCCACGGCAGTCCGTTTCTGCAACGCCTGGGACACCTCCTGAACTGGATCAGTGCCAACCACACGCGCAATGCGCGCCTGTCGGATATCGCGGATGCGCAAAACGTCATCGCGTATCTGACGTTACCGAAGAAGTAAATTCTTGGCCGCGGTTGCGCTGGACTTAACCGATCCCCGGGAAGTCCGCAAGCGTCTCGAAGCTCTTTCCGATACCGACCTCGAAGCCTTGGGCGCGAAACTGCGCTGGCGGGCACTCGCGCGTAAAAAGCAGCTCCCCCCGGATAACAACAAGTGGGATTTCTTCGGGATTAAGTCGGGCCGCGGATTCGGTAAGACCGTAGCGGGTGCCCGTTGGATCGTGGACGAAGCGCTGGCTGATCCAGGCTCTTACAACTTTGTTATCGCACCGACCCACGAGGATCTGATCAAGACCTGTTTCTATGGGCCGACCGGGATTCACGGTGCGTATGAAGACAAGGCGGGACTGATAGGCCCCATCGGCATGCGCTATCCGGTGCTGCCCCCTAAGCTTATCAAACACACGACCAAATCCCCCCCTGCCGTGGTGTTGGTCAATGATGCGCAGATTCTGGGATTCAGCGCGGATACTCCGGAACGCTTACGCGGGCCGCAGTGTGGGAGAGGTTGGTTAGATGAGTGTGCCTCGTGGCGTTTTGGGGAAAAGGCTTTCGATAACTTTGTATTCGGGTTGCGGTTAGGCAAGCATCCGCAGGTGTTCTGGACCGGCACGCCTAAGCCCAAACCGTTCGTTAAGATGTTGATGAGCCTGCCCCGCTCGATCACTATCTCAGGCTCTACATACGAGAACGCGGAGAACCTGTCGGATATCTTCTACGAGAACATCGCCAAGTACGAAGGCACCAGAATCGGCCGCCAGGAAATCCACGGTGAGATCATCGACCCGGAGGAAGCCGGCTTCGTCAAGCGCTCCGATATCCGCCTGTGGCCGGCAAACAAACCCCTGCCGAAGTTCCGCTTCCTGATCATGTCACTCGATACCGCTTTCACCGAGGAGACCTGGAACAAGAAAGAGCAGACTGGTGACCCGACAGCGTGCACCGTGTGGGGTTTGTTTGAGCATGAGCGGCGTGACCACATCATGTTGCTGGATGCGTGGGAGGAGTACTTAGGCTTCCCTGAGTTGATTCGACGGGTGAAGTCTGAGACCAAATTCACCTACGGCGACACGGATGAGCCGCTGCTGCGACCCGCACTCATCTCCCGCGCGCAGCGACCCCGGCACCAGGGGCGGCCGATCGATCTGATCCTGATCGAAGATACCGGCTCGGGTAAGTCGCTGATTCAGACCTTGGCGTCCGAGGGGGTCCTGGCGGAGCGCTTCCCGACCGACATGGACAAGCTCTCAAAGCTCCATGCGGTCTCCCCGCTCTTTCCCCATGGGAGGGTATGGGCTGTGGAGAGTACGCGGCGCCCAGGGCATCCCAGGGACTGGGCGGAGGGGGTTATCACTCAGTTGTGCACCTACGTGGGGGAGGGGTCCCTGGTGCACGACGATCTGCTCGATACGGCAACCCAAGCTTTGCTTTTACTTCAGCGGAAGTTCAATATCCGCTTGACAGTGCGCGCTGACCCGGTTAAGGCCGTCGTCGACGCACACGAGCGACTCAAGAAACAAAGACGGAGCAACCCGTATGACGGATAACTACCGCAGTGTGGTTTATGGTCTTGGGATGGTCTACGATTTTGAGATGGACTCGTGGCGGGAGCCGATCACGCAGAAGGAATTGAAGCTGCAGCGGTTTTATGCCGAGTGTTTGAAGTTATCGTTTAGCCGAGTAACGCCGGGAGGCGCCACTGATGCCGCTTAGTAAGCCCTGTTACCCTCCGACAGCAACACCGACGACGGTCGAAGAGTTGGCTAGAGTTGTGGGGGGCTACTCTACTCATGACATCGATGACGGCTACGGGCTGTTTTGGTGTATGCGGGGCCTTCCACGAGCCCACATAGACTTGCCGACAAGCGCCGGGTTTGAACGGTTCACCTATTCGGTTATTGGTTTCGAGAGTGCTTTCCCTCGGGGGGTTGCGGAGTCAAGGTTAGTCTTAGCGATGTATGAGTTTTTAGTGGCTAGACGAGTTGAGGCTTTACGGTTATACGGCCAGGAAGATATTCCAGACAAGAAAGGGGACTTCCCGATTCCTCCAGTGTTGTTGGTCAGGCGGGATTTAGAGTTGCAGACTGATTTCGACGCAGAGAAGACGCGGTTTACCTATCGCATCGCAATCCCGGGGGTTGATTTGTCTGCCTACGACATTTATCGGGTCAAGGATCAAATGACTTACACACAGGTAGACGCTAATGTCCCTTGACGATGAAGACAGCGCCTACCCGACCGACGGCGAGCCCAACGAATCCTCCCCCGGGGTGACTGATACGGACGATGGCGGTGCGATCGTCCAGACCGGTGAGGAATCAGACGACGATAAACCCCCCGCGGACGAGAATGAGTTTTACCGCAACCTCGCCGAGGAGCTGGACCCGACGCAGCTCTCGGCGTTCACCACCGAATTGTTGGAGCGCGTTGAGTATGACAAGCAGGCCCGCTCGGATCGGGACAAGCAGTACGAGGAGGGCATCAAACGCACCGGGTTAGGCGGTGAGGATGTCAGCGCGCCGGCTTTTGAAGGCGGGTCGAAAGCGACTCACCCGATGATTTCCAAATCGATTGTGTACTACCAGTCCCACACAATCGGGGAGCTGATGCCCCCTAACGGACCTGTCAAGGATTGGATTCCCGGCAAGGTCACGCCCGATCGGGATGCGAAGGCCAAGCGCAAAGTCGCGCACATGAACTGGCAGTTCAGGAAGCAGATGCCGGAGTTCCGCTCGCAGCTGGAGAAGCTCCTTTCCCAGCAGTTGCCCGCCGGCTCGCAGTACATGCGGCTCGTCTACGACTCGGACAAGAAGCGCCCGGTACCGACTTTCTGGCCGATTGATCATGTGTTGATTCCCGAGGCGGCGAGTGATTTCTACACGGCTGAGCGCCGTTCGCTGGTCGATACGATCACGCAGCACGAGTTGGAATCCCGCATCCGTCAGGGCTACTACGTCAAGGTGCCCTTGATGGCGCCGGCACAGTTGCCGGAATCCACCCGCGCGCAACAGGCGTCTGACAAGGTCGAAGGCAAGAGCAGCTTTGCGGTTGACAATAAAGACGGACTGCGGCGCATTCTGGTGTGCGAAGTGCTCGCAGAGCTTGAGGACACCGATCAGTTGCGGGTCGCAGGCGACCGGCGTAATTCAGATCCCGATGAGGTCATGGAGCGCACGGGTGCGCGTCCATACTTGATTGAGGTGGACCCCGTCTCACGGGAGACCCTGCGCGTGGTGCGCAACTGGGAAGAGGACGACCCGCAGTGTGAGAACCTGTGCTGGATTGTGGATTTCGAGTGTCTGCCATGGCGGGGTGCGCAGTCAGTCGGGTTGATCCACTATTTAGGCTCGCTGTGTGGTGCGGGTACCGGCTCACTGCGGGGCTTGCTCGATACGTCGATGATCCAGAACCTGCCCACGCTCCTGCGCCTGAAAGGGGGCGGGGGTAGCGGGCAGACGATGAATCTCAACGTCTGTGGGGTGACAGAGATCGAGGGGGCCGCGGTCGGTGATCAGGACATCCGTAAGATCCTGATGGCCGTGCCGTTCAACCCGCCGTCCACGATGTTGTTTCAGCTGCTGGGCTGGTGCACGGAGCAAGGTGAGGCGGTGGTGCGGACCACTTTCGAGAACCTCTCGGAAGACGGCTCACCTAACATGCCCGTGGGCACTACGCTGGCGCTGATCGAACAGGGCATGAAAGTCCTGTCGGCGATCCACCAGCGGTTGCACGGTGCGATGGACCGGTTGATTGGCATCCTCCACCGCATCAACCGGATGTATATCACCGATGAGGAGATCCTTGATGACACGGGCGAGATGCTCGCTTATCGCGCCGATTACGAAGGCCCTGTCGATGTCGTCCCGGTCTCCGACCCCCAGGTCTTCTCAGATATTCAGCGCTTTGCTCAGCTGCAGATCATCCAGCAGCGCGCAGACCTCCATCCCGAACTCTACGACGCCCAGAAAGTCGAGACGCTGATCCTTGAGCGCACGAAGATTCCGAATGCGGTCGACCTCCTGAAGCCGGTTCCGCAGCCCCAGGAGTTGAATGCGATCAACGAGAACGTCGCGATGACCCTGGGGCGGCCCGTGGTGGCTTTCCCGGAGCAGGATCACCTTGCGCACATTCAGGTACACCTCGATTACCTGACCAGCCCGTTCTTCGGGTTCCTGTCGATCATCGCGCCGAAATTCATCCCGGCTTGTCTGCAACACTTGGTGGAGCATATTACCTACTGGTACCTGTCGCAGACGGTGCACATCGGCTCGGAAGCGGCCACTAAAGCTACGGGTAAGAAAGTGGATCTTGGAGACCTCACGCAGTTCCGTGACAAGGATACGATGCGGGAAATGGATGCGACGCTTGCGGAAGCCTCGCATCACGTCATGAAAGACGCGCAGTCTGCGTTGAGTAAGATTCCTCAGGTGATCCAACAGGCGCAGGCGATGTTGCAGAAATTCATGCCGCCGCCTCCGATGGACCCTGGACACGCTGCGATAGCCGTTGCAAGTGCGAACAATCAGGCCAAGAGTCAGCAGGCTCAACAAAAGGCTCAGGCTGACCAACAGTCGCAGAGCGCGGAGAATCAGGCAAAATTGCAACAGACTATCCTTGAGCAGCAAGGTGAGGAGCAGAATACCCAAGCTGAGATTGCTTCTCACGAGAGGATCAACCAAGCGGACAATACGACAGCCCTTGAGATATCGGCTGCAAAGATCGAGACTGGCCACTCTACGGATTTATCGACGGGTACCGGCATCGGGGGTCACCCTGATTCCGGCCCTGCGTGATTCTTAAACCTTACACATTGGAGAAGTACCCATGCCTGCACCCGCTACGACTGCTGCCCCGGTCACCCTAAAACCCGCACCGGTTTCCCCGAATCTGGTGACTCCGATAAAGGCTGCCGCGGTTGCTCCTGTTGAGCCGGCGGGCGCTGCTCGCTTCACCGCAGTGTCGTACCCCAACGCTCCCGTGCAGAGCGCAGACGCTGTACAGACTGCGGCTCCAAGCACGTTCCTTGCGGCATTGGCGGATGACCCGGAAGCGGCCATGACAGCGCTGGAAGCGCGCCTGACCGAGTTGGAAAACGTGGTGCACGGTCTCGTTCCCAATGTGCAGCACTCTGCAGCGCACTCGGGCATCTCAGCCTGGTTCGCCAAGGTCAGCACACGGCTCGCGGCCACGGTAAAGAAGCTGTGACGGATGCACCTTCTCGAAACCAACAGACGCCGCTTTCTCACGAACAGGCGGCGTTTCTGACCGAGCTGCAGGGTTTGGAAGCTGACTTCCTCAACTTGTGCGGCACGATGGGCAAGAGTCGTGAGCTGAGTCTTGCGGTCACTAACATGGAGCAGGCCTCCATGTGGGCTATCCGACACCTTCTAGGTACAAAATAGCTTTTTACAGTTGAAACAGCTACGCTCGCGAAAGCATCCCCCCTTGCACGAGGCGGCACCTATGGCGGAAAAGTACAGTGGACCGATCAGTAAGCACCAGCAATTGGCGCAGACCGGCCACGTCGATGGATACGCCAAGGGCGGCAGCGTGCACACACACTCCCGCGGAGGTCATACGTCGATGAAGCATGGACATGAGCAGCACCATGGGCACGGCACCCACGGCCACAAGGAGCCGCACGAGCACCACACGCACCCAGGCAGCGGGCACAGTGGACACAAGGGCCACGGCATCCATTCCCTGGTGCATCACGGGCATAACCCTCCAGAGCACACCGAGCACACCTACACTGAGGAGCCGGATGAGGGTGCGGCTACCCACAGTGGCCACGGCGGAAAGAGCACGGGCGGCACGCGTAATCGCATCTAGGGCTTGACTTTTACTGTCAAGCTATTAGCGTGGCCATCTTAGACCGGTATATCGGTGAGCTGCAGGGTCTGCACGCGCAGACCGCAGCGGAGAGCCTGAGTAACATACCCGACAGCGAAAAGAACGCGTTCGGGTTCGGGAAGGCGGCAGGTAGGCTCGAGGGCCTCAAGCTGGCCGAGAGTCTGTTGAACAAGTTATTGAATGAGCCGGAGACAGATGAGCGTGGTGCGGGACGAAATCGCAACAAAACGTGAGAAGAGGTCGGAGTTTACCGGTCGTGTGAACCGTGAGGTTCCCCTGGAAAACCTGGATCATCTGGCCGTTGCCAAGTTTGCGAAATCATCCATCGCCTACGACACGCTGGAGCAGGCTTTTCCGGTAGCCGATCCTGACCTGATCCCGTTCGGTTCCGACGTTCTCGTTCAGATCCGCACCCCGCGGATGCGAACCAAGGGGGGTATTTACCTACCTGAGGAGTCGCGGGAAACGGACCTGTGGAACATGCAGGTTGCCAAGGTGATCGCACTGGGGCCGGTAGCGTTCTGTAACCGCGAGACCTTGGAACCCTGGCCAGAAGGTGCGTGGTGCAAGGTTGGGGACTACGTGCGCGTGCCCAAGTACGGCGGGGATCGCTGGTGGGTGGACGTGCCGGGTTCAGAGGATGGCAAGGCTTTGTTTGTTTTGTTTGACGATCTTGTAATGAAGGGGCAAATCCCGGATCACAAGGTGTTGGATATGGTGGCGTACATCTGATGACTACTGCGGACGACAACCATGCCGCTGAGATGCGCAGTGCGCTACTGCATCGGCGTGCTAATCGTACGCAGGAAAAAGAGATGTTGCTGAAAGCGCCGGCACGGATCAAAGAGATCGACGCTGAGTTGATCCTGATCAACGCTGACCTGGAGCGCTACACTCCGCCGCCGGAGAAAGAACAACCTACCTGAGGACGACAGAGAGGTGGGGCGAATCGTCGTGAGACGTGTCGACCCCAACTAACTATGGCAGACAAAGACGACAAAGACGAAATCATTCCGGTAGGCCCTGGGGCTGATGACGACGCACCAGAGGGTGCGGCGGGACGCGCCGACGAGAGCACCGATCAGGGCTATCAGTACGCCGAAGAGGATGAGGAGTCGCGCGGGGGCGAAGCCCGTGCAGGCCATGCTGAAAACGAGTCTGACGAGGATACGGACGACGGCTCAGGGTTAAGCCGCGAGCAGCGCCGCAGACGTCGACGCAAGGAAAAGCACGACCGCGACCAACGGGAGCTGGCCTTACTGCGCGCCCGCAACGAGCAGTTGGAGCGTGAGCACTCTCAACGCTTAGCCGCAATGGAGTCGCGCCAGACCCAAAGTGACGTGCTGGCGATCGACAGCCGCATTACGCAGGCTGAGAGCGACGTACGGGAGGCTGAGGAGCTTCTGCGTCAGGCCATGGAGAAAGGCGACAGCGCTTCAGCTGTGGAGGCCTTACGCGTACGGGACCAGTTTCGGGAGGGTCTCGGTCAGCTCAAGGGGGCCAAGCAGCGCACGGTCAACACCGCACGCGAGCGCCAGCAGACTGCAGCGCAACCTGCGAGACTTGATCCTGCGGTAGTCGGCCGGGCTCAGGAGTGGATGCGAGAGCACTCCTGGTTTGACCCCCAGCAACGCGATGAGGATTCCGCGATTGCAGCTGTCATAGACCGTCAGGTTGCCCGTGAGGGTCGGTTTGACCCTCGGTCTGACGCACATTGGGAGGAAGTCGACCGGCGCCTCGCCAAACGCCTCCCGCATCGTTACGCAGACGGGGTCGACTCGGATGAGGATGACGACACAGATTCCCGCGCGTCCCGTCGTCCCAACGGTAAACCCCCCCGCAAGGCTTCAGGACCGACGATCAAAATCGGCGGTCGTGAGCGTACTTTGCGCAAGGGCGAAGTCTACATTGATGAGGATCGCAAGGCCGCCATGATCGAAGCAGGCGTGTGGGACGATCCCAAAGAACGTGACCGTTTTATGAAGTCGTACCTCAAGTACGACCGCGATGCCGGCAGGCGTCCCCGCTAGGAGATACCGCCATGGCAAACCCCAGAAAACCTATTCGACGAATTCGGAAGGATGCGGCCAACCGCGAAGATCGCGCGATGACAGATCGTGCGATTACGCAGCGTAGGCAGCTGACTGATGGTGAGCGCGTTGAACTGTTGAAACGTGCAAATTTCCAGTCCGCTTTGCCTAACTTACCGAGGATTCCCGGCTACCATGTGTGCTGGGTTTCCACGACGCATCCGAGTGATACCCCTCAGGGGCGTGAGCAGTTAGGGTACGAATTCATCCAGCGCTCTGAAGTGCCGGAGTTCACTTACACAGACCAGCAGTCCGCGGATTATCCCGGGGTGGTCATGTGGCGTGAAATGATCGGGATGAAGATCCCGCTGAGTACCTATCAGCTGTTCATGGAAGAGTTGCACCACAACGAGCCTGCCCGCAACGAGGAAGCCATCTACAACGAGGCGCTTCAGGCAGGGGAGACTGCAGCACAGGCTGCGAAACGTGGCGGCAAGATGCGTGCACCGGTAGTAGACCCCGGCACAGCGGATTTGGGACAGGCCCGCGATGCTCCCAACTTCTGTGAAACCGAAGAGTTGGAGAGCTAGCGGATGACTATCTCATCTGTGAGGCTCCTACCGTGTCACTTACGTACAATCCGTATGGGCTGATTCCAACTGCTCATGAATCTGGAACGATCCGGCCCGCGTTCGGCTCTGGCGGGGGTCAACCGTATGGTGGTTACACCATTGCGAGCGGTTACGCCAACAACATTTTCCTAGGCTCACCGATTGGCATTGACGTAGCGACCCCTACGTCCAACATCGTGCTGGTGGCTGCACAAGGGGCGGGACTCGCCGCGGGCAGCATCACGAACGCGATGAAGTTGTTGGGCGCTTTCCAGGGGGTGGAGTTCACGCTTGCGACCGGCCGGCGCACGGTCTCCCCATTCTGGCCCGCGGGTACGGTTCCGTACACCGGCAGCTCGGTGAATTGCTGGATCACACGCGACCCGCGCCTCCGCTATGAAGCACAGGCCAACGGTCCGGTGCCGGCGACTTCCATGGGTAATCTGGTGTCGTTCACTACCAATGGCTCAACCAACGGAAACGCGGTTACCGGGTTCTCGACGGTCGGGGTGGATGTGACTACCGCCAACAGCCTCGTGGTGCCCCCATCAACCAACCTGAACCAACTGCGCATCGTCGGATTCTCCCAGCGCATCGACAACAACCCTGGAGACCTTTTCACCCAGGTTGTGGTTGAGATCGCCCTGCACCAGGATTTGCCGCTGCCGGGCGTTTCGTACTAATTCAACTCCGCAACTTAAAGCCACAGGAGATTTACTATGGCCCTTCCAATGCGGAGTACAGACTTCCGCTCAGTCGTTGAGCCCATCCTCAACGAGACTTTCGATGGCATTTACGATCAGCGCGCGGATGAGTGGAAGATGATCTTCCGCGAGTTCCGCGGTACTCCGCGCAACTACCATGAGGAGCCTGTACTCTTCGGGATGGGTGCGGCGCCTGCGCTGCCGGACGGAACGCCCGTGACGTACCAGTCAGGCGGCGTGCTGTTCATTCAGCGCTACCTGTACGCGGTGTTCGGTCTTGCGTTCGCGCTCACCAAGGTGCTGGTGGAAGACGGCGATCACATCAAGATCGGTACGATTTACGCGGAGCATCTGGCGCAGTCGCTGGTGGAAACCAAGGAGACGCTGTGCGCGAACGTGTTGAATAACGCGTTCAATGCGGCCTTCGCAGGGGGCGACGGTGTGTCGCTTATCGCGACCAATCACCCGCTGGCTCCTCCGGCCGGCACGTTCTCGAACCAGCTCACCACGGCTGCGGCGTTGTCGCAGACCTCGTTGGAACAGATGCTGATCCAGATCCGCAATGCGGTGGATAACAACGGTAAGCGCATCCGCTTGACCCCGCTGCAGCTGGTGACTTCCCCGTCCAACGTGATGCAGGGCGAGGTGCTCTTGAAGAGTGTGCTGCGTACGGGAACTGCGAACAACGATGTGAACCCGATCAAGTCTTTGGGGTTGTTGCCCAAGGGTCAGGCGAACATCGCGCGACTCACCTCACAAACCGCATGGTTCGTGCAAACCGACGTGCGCCAGGGGTTGAAGCTCGCTATGCGCCGGACGCTGGAAAAGAGCATGGAGGGTGACTTCGAGACCGACTCGATGAGGTATAAGGCCACAGAACGGTATATCCCGAGCTGGACCGACCCACGATGTCTGTACGGTACACCGGGGCTGTAGCGCTGTATCTTACACGGCAGCGCGGGGAAGTCAACCACCAACCCACGCTGTTCGTGTAGAACGTCACCCAACATAGGTTATAAAGGCACAGAAAGGTATAATACGAACATATAGATTGATTGTCGCTTTGTACTTGAGTACCCTTTGGGGGTGTTCAATAACAAAAGAGTGACACTCATGACACGTTCGACTTGTACGGTAGACGGATGTTTGCACTTACAAAAAGCTCGGGGTTACTGCCCAACGCACTACGCCCAATGGTTACGCGAAGGGAAAATCACCTCTACGGTAATCCAGCATCGCGAGCCGGTTGCCGCGCATTGCACCGCTCCAGAGTGCTTCAACCCGGTCAAAAGCCGCGGCTTATGTGGGATGCATTGGGCGAGGGTGAAGCGCCACGGGGCGTTGGAGAAGCCCGACCGCAAAACGCTGCGTGCTTCTTGTACCGTTCCGGGGTGCGTCCGACCTCGGTACGCAAACGGTTTTTGCAGCCGGCACGATCAGCGCGCCAGGGGGTACAGGACGAGACACAACCTGAGCGACGCCGAAATACTGCACGTATTCGAGCACATCGGGGGGCGGTGCCAGATATGCAAGCGACCACAGGGCACGAAGAATGGAACTACGTTTCGCACCCACGGGTTGTATCTGGATCACGATCATGGAACCGGCAAATTACGCGGACTGTTGTGCAACAGCTGCAACCGAGTGCTGGGGATGATGAAAGACAACCCCCACTGGTTGCGCAAAGCTGCCGACTACCTCGATCAACATACAGTTACAACTTAGCTATGAGGAGCGCCCTACCCTACCTGTGCAGCCCCGGACGCGTATTCGTCCACGCTACTTCGGGTTACCCACTTCACGCGTAGGGCGCCCCTCTCCACTGACATGGCAACGCAACTCGATACTTCAGCTACGATTTCCACTGGGCAGGTGGCGGTGACGAATGCGGCTGCGGTGCAGATCCGTCCTGCGTTGTCGACTCGCACGAAGCTTACGCTTGCCAGCACAGTGCCGATTTACATTGCAGATACGGCTTTAGGAGCGGCTACTGGGTACCCGCCGTTTGGTACCAACAACGGCGGAATCAATTACGATATTCCAACGCAAGATGCAGTCTACGCGCGGGCCTGCGGTGCGGCTGGCCTTGTCTCTTTCCTGGAATGCCACAATTAAGGTGATCAGTCATGTTTGACGTACAGGTTTCACGCACGCAGTTCGGGTGGAATAACACTCGCGACACGGAGTTGTTTTCAGACCAACCCGTAGATGACTGGACCAAGAATCACAATTATTACCAGGACTTTGATGATTACTTTGGCCCAACTGCGGTGGGTACTGCGGGTGGATTTACGCTCTCCAGCGGAGGTGCTGCGACGGTTACCCAGCCGAACATGGATGGTGGGGTAATCAGTCTCAACGCGGTAGCATCTACCGCAGCCTCGTTGCAGAAACAGGGTCACTTCAAGATTCAGTTAGGCGCGCGGACGTGGTTCCGGCAACTTATTTCTGTGGATAACGTCCTGGGGTTGGTGCTGGCGGGCATGACGAACGTTACTACAACCCCGTTTACGGGGGGCCAGCTTACCGATGGAGTGTGGTTCTCTACGACGAACGCGGGTGTGTTGAGCATTAACGTCGCGGTGGCGGGCGTCGTTACAACGCTGCCCTGCGGAGTAAGTCTCGTCGGGGGTAACTTTGCAACCCTGGGGTGGTACTGGGACGGCGGCTTGTACGCGCCTCACACACCCAACGGTGCGATCATTTGGGAGTGCGCACCTCCGCCTTACGGGTTGACCTCTGGCCTTACGGCTAATGCTCGCGGTTCGATTCCGGCGCCGACGAACTTCCCGGGTGCGACTCTGTTGGCGTTCCTGTCTGGGGTGAGCCCCTCAACAGCCGCTGCGCGCGCATTGCAGGTGGATTATTGGTACGGGTTCAAAGACCGGGTGAACTTTACCCAGACACCGCCGTTCTGAGGTAACCCACATGCGTCCGATCAGAGTAACGGGAGTAACCGGCACGTCTGCGACAGTGCCGCTGGATGTGTATTGCACTTCACCGGCGTCAATAGTTATTGAGAGTGCGAGCAACACGGCGCAAGTACAGTACACCTTGGATGACGTGTTCAATGCAGCCATCACGCCTGCGTGGATAAACCTCGTCACCGCCAATAGCACCGCAGCTGCGGCGCAAGCACCCATGGGTGCGCGAGGGGTACGCTGTACCGGAATGGTGTCGGGAGATGTCTTGGCGGTGTCCCAACAGAGCGTTCGTTAGGAGAATCCCATGTCAGGCTTTAAAGACTCAACCCGCACGGTCAGCGGCCACCATCACTGGGGTGGCGGCGCTATCGGTGGTGGGGGCGGTACGGGGGGCACGATCAACCGCCTCGCCCGTGGAGGCCCGGTGGACAAGATCGATGAGAACCCGGGGCATCCTGAGGTCTACCCCAAAGAAGGCAATCGCATGCAGGGCAACTCCGCGGTCCAGCGCAGGGAAGCCCCTACTGAGGAGCTCGCTGAGCATGGGGGCAAAGGCTCACTGACTTCAGGCTACAAGAAGGGGGGTAAGCTTAAGCACTTCCACGTTCATAAGCATTTTCATGCGAAGGGCGGCAGTCATTCGGTGAGCCGTTCGTACTCTGCTGAGGAGAGGGCAGCCGAAAAGTTTGCGGAAGGGGGCAGCGTGCACGATTGTACGAAAGTGCCCGCACAAGGTCCCGACTACGCCAAGGGCGGTCACGCAGTCCACAAGAACGCTGGCGGAGCAATGTACGCCCCCGGGGGTCTGGTGGCGGGTCCCGCAGTGCGCCCCATGGCGACAATGCCTGCACCGGGTGGAGCTCGAGCCGCTCCTGGTGCGCTGGGTCAGTTAGCCGCCAGAGCTCCTCAGGGGATGCCTGTGCGTCCTCAGATGCCCATGCGTCGTCCCATGGTCATGCCAGGTCCTCAGCCCGCCATGCACGCCAGGGGCGGCCCTGTGGGGATGGAGAAGGTAGCCCGGAAAGAGGTGGCAAAGCACGTTCGTACGCCCAAGCCTCGCGGGCACGGCATCAAGTAGAGGCAGGTGCTCTCCTTGCTGAGCTACGGGCGGGTGCGTTGTCGCAAGGTCGCCCGGCCGGATTGATTCGAACCGGCGACCTCCTGCCACCATATCAAGGTAAGCTCTTGTAACGCGTAGTTCAAGCCGCTAGGCTCCAGGTCGGCGGACATTGTGCCCGCTAGTGTGCCGCGACTTCAGTGCAGGCGCGCTTTCCCCTTACGGAGAGCGCCTTGACGACGAGCGGCACAGTATCTACGACCACTTTCAACACGGGCAAGCTCATTGACCGGTCGTTTGGTCGTTGCCAAGTACCCCCGCAGAAGATCACCCCTGAGTACCTTGCGATTGCGCAAGACCTACTCTATCTGTCGCTGTCGACGATCGCGAGCAAGGGCATTGCACTGTGGGCGCAGCAGAAAGTCATCCTGCCCCTCTATGACGCTACGCAGGACGTACCGGCCCCTTTGGGCACGGTCGACATTCTTAATGCGAACCTGCGCAATGTTACACAACTGCAGCTCTCTGCTCCTGGCACCGTTTACACCAGCTCTGCGGGCGGCATAGCTGCGAATGCGTTCGATAACAACCTAGCCACCGCCTGCACGCAGACTTCTACCAATGGTTACCTCCAGGTGCAATTCCCCGCGGTGGGTCAGCCGGTCATCTTCGGTATTCTTCCCAACGCTACTGGGACTTGGAATGTTGCGATCCAGACTTCTAATGATGGGGTCACGTTCACGACGGTGTACTCAAACGTTGCGTTGGCTGCCGTAGCGGGTCAGTGGTTCTGGGTGGATATTCAGGGTATCCCGGAAGCCGGCGTGCTCTACGTACGCTTGCAGGCCTCGGGCGGTACGACGCTGAACGTGACAGAGTTCGTAACTGGAGCAGCGCCTCAGGAGATCCCGATCGCGAAGATCAACCGGGATGACTACGCTAATCTTCCTAACAAGTACTTCACGGGTCGGCCGCTGCAATTCTGGTACGACAAGACCCAACCACAGCCGGTCATGACCCTGTGGCCGGCACCCCAGCTGCAATACACCTTTGCGCAGACCGTGTTGTACGTGCAGCGCTATGTGCAGGATGTAGGAACACTGACGCAGACGGTGGAAGTACCCCAGCGCTGGTTCCTGACAATCCTGACGCGGCTTGCGAAGGAACTCATGCTGATGATTCCAGAAGTCGCCAAGCAAATGAGTGATCTGGATAAGCAAATGTTGATGCAGGAAGACACCAACCGATGGAACGAGGCTTGGCAATCCGAAACAGACGGGTCACCTGTCATGCTGCGCCCGATGATTGGCCACTATACGAGGTAGAGTTATGCGATCCCCCGCCTATTTCGTAGACACGACCGGACAGCCCACGCTAGGGGTAGGCCTGTGCGGCCGGTGTAGTGCGAAGCTGCCCTTGATCGAGCTGCATAACGATCCTAACTCACCCGGTCTCATGGTGTGTATTGATGACTTGGATGTGCTGGACCCATGGCGACTGCCTGCGCGCCAGACTGAAGACATTAATCTGCCGTTTGTGCGCCCGGATACAAGTATCGATGTGCCCGCGGCGCTTGCAGCTCAGGATGCGCTGTTGATCGCAAACCAGTATGGATAGTGAGGTGACATGAGCGCGGAGTCTATTGCTGAAGGCGATTTACCAACAGAAAAAAAAGCGGAGATACAAGGAGCAACAATTTGGTTTCGTATCCATGGATTACTGGAGAGGATGCAACAGCTGCAGCAACTGTTGCAATTGATGATGAGCCAGCGGCATCGAGGAGACGATAAGCTACGTGAGGTGGAAGAGACTCTAGAGAGAGAAAGCCCGTGGCCCGTAGGTCATTACTACGAGCGTGGCGAGGGGCCGAGAGATGGTTGGCAGAAGTGGATCTTGGGAATCGTGAGCGCAGTTTTAGTAGGTATGTTGTCATGGGTACTGGGGAAACTGGATACGTTGACGCAGGAGGTAGCCACGCTGCAGGCCACGCAGACGGTGTCACTATCCGCGATCAACCAGCGTCAAAATGCAACCGACGAGCGCTTGGGTCGGATAGAGGGGCATGTGTACCGGGCAAATCCGTGACCAGACTCGGCTCATCGCGGGATAACGCGGACGACTCGGTGCAGGCTTACGAATCCGCGCATGTCAACATTAACCGCTTTACGGTACCGCGCGACCCTGTATCGATGATCACGGCTACCTTGTTGGCGCTCTCTATCCTCGGTAACGTTGCGATGTATTTGTGTTATCAGGGCCTGAAACAAACGGTAGACTTGGACACGTACGACGATCGGGTTTTCATTAACGGTCGCTTTGCTAACATCGCAGCGCAAGTGAAGTCCGACCATGATTTGATCCAGGCTTATGGCTTACAGAAATCACTGAAGGAGAAATAAAGTGACAATATCGATCCAGGTTAAACGGCAGGAGGTGCAATCTTGAGCGGCGGAGGACACATCATTATCAGGAATGCAATCAAGACAGCTCTTACCGATCCTATGGTGGGTGGTGCATTACCCCCCGGGATCGCCAAGGAGATCGCGCCGGTCCTGGCGACCGACACGAGTACGTGGGACGAGAACGCCGACAAGGTGACTCAACACGCTTTCAAGTGGGCTATGGCACACGTATGACCGTTGAGCAGACTGCGCTGATACTGACAGCTTGTGGGACTTTATTGAGTTCCGTAGTTGCAGCTATCGGCGTGGTCTTCTCAGTTAGAAACAGTCGCAAGTTGGATGTGAATAACGATAAAATCGACGCAGTACACCGTAGCACTAACGGATTAGCTGAGCGCAACGAAGCCATTGCTCGGAAACTGGGGGTTGTAGAGGGTATACAACAAGGTACCGCCAGGGAAAAACAACGTGCAGAGGACGAACACAAATGACTTTGAGCCCGTTAGGTCTGGCACTGATTCAGTTCTTTGAAAACTACGCTGACCGGCCGTATCGGAGGTTTCCTCACGAGCCGTGGACTGCGGGGTGGGGCCACACCGGGGCGGACGTTACGCAGGACACTGTAGTCACGCCAGAAATTGCCTTGAAGTGGCTCAAGGAGGACACGCTGGGTGCGGAAACCGTGGTCATGCACGACGTAAAGGTGAAACTGTACCAGCATGAGTTCGATGCGCTGGTGAGCCTCGTTTACAACGCAGGACAAGTTGCGTTAGAGCATCGCACAGGGGAAGTGTGGGTTGTCTCCACCCTGCTCAAGCAACTCAACGCCAGCAACATCTCAGCAGCTGCGGAGGAGTTTCTGCAATGGGACCACTTGAATGGGGTTCCTGATAAGGGACTGCTGCGGCGTAGACAACTCGAAAAAGCATTATTTTTGGATGGAGCACCCACATGAGTCTGCTCTCGACTATCGCATCCGGTGCGCTGCAGGTTTTACGCACGGTTGCGCCGACTATTGCGGACACGCTCGCGGGACCCTTTGCTCCGCTGGTAGACCCGATCATGCGGAAGATTTTCGGAACCAGTGATGCGAAAACCGTAGAAACGTCTCTTCTCAATGCCACACCGGATCAGTTGGTTGCGCTCAAGCAAGCGGATAATGCGCATGCTGAGCAGCTCGCGCAGTTGGGGATCGATAAGGCCAAGTTGGCCTTCGACGATGTGGCTAACGCACGGCAGATGCAGATTGTCACTAAAGACCCCACAGCGGGTCGCTTGGCGTGGCTTCTGATTGTGGGGTTTTTACTGGTGACTATTGGGATGATCATCGGACTGTTTGGTTGGCCGGACCGTGCAAAACTACTGTTGAATGGTGAAGCCGGATTGTTCTTCGGTACTATTTTCGGTTACCTGTCTTCTGAAGCAAAGCAAGCTACCGCATTCTATTTCGGGGGCAGTGAAAGCGGTCAGACGAAAGACGCTACTATTGCCTCCATCGCTAAACAACCTTAGGACGAACTATGTTGACCCTTGAGACGTTGACTAACATTGAAGCTCTTTTGGTGTCCAGGAGTCACCCCCTGTGGGGTGAGTTCATGCCGCTTGCTCGCATAATCGCGGAAGTACAGCATGCAAAAGCAGCGCTGACGCAGGCTCGGGTTCGTCCGGCTGATACGCCGCACATACCCGCACCTACGGACGACGTTCCGGTAGGCGACCCTGCGAGCATATGAGCGATGCCCGTCGCGTTGACATTTACCTCTCTTAGCACTCAGGTGCTCCAGGCGTATGTGGAGCGCGGCGGGTCAGCCACCGACCCTACTTTTTTTGGCCAGATACCCCTGTTGATCAATAATGCGGAACGGGCACTGGCTCGCCGATTGAAAATCCTGGGGATGGTTATCCCGATTGTAGGGTCCTTGGCTGCGGGAACTGCGGTGTACACGAAACCTAACGGGTGGCGTCGCACGGTTTCGATGAATTTCGGAGTTGCGACGGTTGCGGACTCTTCGCAGAATTCGGCTACGCCTTTATTTGCCCGGCAGTACGAATACTGCCTGAGCTACTGGCCGGATCTGACCCAGACTGCGCAGCCGCAGTTCTACGCTGATGTGGATTACGCACACTGGCTCATCGTACCCACGCCGCAGATCAGTTACCCGTGGCAAATCCTGTACTACGGGCTACCGCAGTTGCTGGATAGCTCAAATCAGACCAACTTCTGGACGAACTTCGCACCCGAGACTTTGCTCTATCGGGCACTGCTGGAGTGCGAGCCTTTCCTGAAGAACGACGAGCGTATACCAACATGGCGCCAATACTACGAGGAGGGGGCTACCAACCTTGAAAATGAGGATCTAATGCGCTCAGTAGACCGTGCTGCGGTACGTAACGAGGATTGACCTGTGCCTAGTGTGTACCAGTTGTTGTTCGGTGGCAGTCTCGTAGCGCCTGCGATCCCCACATACCTGTCGTTGTCGATGTCAACGAATCAGGTCTTGGGATGGCCGCTTGAATCCAACATCACCTCTCCGGCCGCTGCGGAAATCATTGATGTCAGCGCTACCGCGGGTGGCCTGACCATTCAGCTGTCGGATGCTCGATCAGTAGGTACCGGCTACTGTGCGTTGTTTAACAACGTAGGCGCTAACACGTTCACGTTGCTGGACGCGCAGGGCAATACGCTGATGGCACCTGCCCCAGGTGCGGCGTGGCAGATTTATCTGGCTGACAACTCGACGCTGCAAGGCACATGGCGAGTATTCCAGTACGGTGCGTCGGTCTCTACGGCTAATGCGGCGACGCTTGCGGGTGCGGGACTCAAAGCTATCAGCACGACGCTGAATGAGCAGATCACGTTCTCGCCGCAAGCTGCGAGCTATACGATCGGCTCCGGTACGAATCAGGATCGCGCAGCTTGTATTGAGTGGACTGGCGGGGCGGGGGGCACATTCTCCTCCTCGGCCGCGGCGACCCTGGGTGCAGGTTGGTTCTGCTACATCAAGAACAGCGGCACGGGTGTTGTGAGCTTCGTGCCTGGGTCTGGGCAGATCAACGGCAGCGCGTCGATGACGTTCAACCCGAACGATTCGGCGATTATCGCGACTGACGGAACTAATTTCTTCTCAATAGGCTTCGGTCAGTCGGTCGCCTCCTCATTCAATTTCGTTACCATCAGCCTTGCAGGCGACACTGGCAACGTCGTCCTGACCGGTGCGCAACTCAATCGCATCTCGTATCGTTTTACCGGCGCGCTCGCCGGCAATACGGTCGTCATTGTTCCCGCATCCATCCAACAGTATTGGATCGACAACGAGACGACCGGCGCTTTTACGCTCACCATCTCCGCAGGGGGAGCGGGCAGTACATTTGTCGTGCCGCAAGCCAACCGGGTTATCCTGTACTGCGACGGGTTGAACATCGTCAGTGCGATCACTGGCGGAGGTGTGACCTTCGGGAACGGCACTGCGGCGTCGCCATCCATCACTTTTGCTTCTGATGGGACAACCGGGCTGTACCTGCCCGGGGCGGGCGTACTTGGGTTTGCGGCTGGCGGTCGCGCTGCAGGATCTGTCAACGCGAGCGGCCAGTGGTCTTTGCCCGCAGCTACTACCGGAACTACGCTTGCTGTAGCCGCGGCGAGTGGGGCAACGACGCTGGCGCTCACTGCGACAACTGGAGCGGCAGGGCCGTTGTCGTTTGGTTGGAGCGAGGGAATTGACACCAACACGTGGAATATTTTTAGCCAATCCACTGACCCGTTGGTGATCGGTACTGGCAGCGGTACTTTATCGCTCGCGACCTCAGCCACAAATCGTCTGGTGATCGCAAGCACCGGCGCGACCACCCTCAACGCCGCCAGCGGCACCAGCACGACGCTCACCGTCACAGGCGCGACGGGGAATGCCACGTCTTTGGTCATCAATAGTAGCCAGGGAGCCACGAACACCGCTGGGGACATTGTGGTCAACCGGGCCGGAAGCACCGCAAATGCCGTCGCAGAAGGACCCAATCTGGAGCTGTGGGACACGAGCGCGACGACGGTGACTAACCTGCAGCAGTCTGGAGGTCAGACTGAGCTATGGCAGTTCAACGGCTCCTGGGCGCAGATTTTTAAAGTCGCTACGACTCGTGCAGTTACCATCAACGCCCCTGCTAGCGGCAACTCTCTGACAGTCACTGGACCTGCGAATTCGCGCGCGGCATATCTTGTTGGCAACGCAACGGCGGGTCAATCATTTGGACTGCTTATCCAAGCGGGTACTAATACTAGCGACGATGCGTTGCGGGTACAGAATCAAGCTGGAACCGTTAACTACTTCGTCGTGCAGGGTGGTGGAGTTGTATTTGGAAATGACGGTACCAACCTGTTTGAGTTGGGTTACAAGGATGTTCCACTCAGCACTCAAAATGTCAATTACACCCTGCAACTATCCGATAGGGGGAAAACAGTCCAAGCCGGGTCGTCGGTCACTTACACCGTTCCGTCCTCGGTATTCGGACAGGGCGCGGTCGTGACGCTGAGGGTCACATCAGGCTCCACTCTGACTGTGGCTCAGGGTTCCGGAATGACCCTTTCGTGGGCCGGTAACGGCGGCACGACTGGGAACCGCACAATGACCGGAGAGTCAATCGCCACGTTGTTGTTCACAAGTGCCGGCTCATGCTCGATCGCCGGCGCTGGCGTCACCTGATGACCGGCATTCTCAACGTATTGTTGAGCGCCGGGGGGTTCACTCCTGTTGCTCACCTGAAAAACACCGCAGGGGCATTCACAGAAACCATCCCTAACGGCGCAAGTAACGTTGTGATCGAAGCGTGGGGCGGCTGCGGCTCAGGGGGCGGCGGCGGCACTACTACCGGGGGAGGCGGTGGGGGAAGCGGGGCTTATAGCCGCTCGGCTTACTCCGTAATAGGGCATACGGGACAAACAATCGGGGGCACTGTCGGTTCAGGAGGTGCGGCAGCCACCGGAATTGGAGGAAATAATGGCACCGCGACTACTGTCTCCTCCGGTACGTTCACGATTACGACGATGAGTTGCCCGTTCGGGCAGGCGGGTGCAGCAGGTCCCGCTACCGGCACCGGGGTTGGGGGAAATGGAGGAGCCGCAAGCACAGGTGGCAACGTTACTAACCTCGCTGGAAATGGGGGGAGTAACGGCACCACAAGTGCGGGTGCGGCTGGTGGTGCGGGTATCGCGGGGGTTAACGGGGTCAATGGAACCAGTGGCGGCGCTGGCGGATCTTCCCCTGGGGGCACTAGCGTTGCGGGCGGTGTTGGACAAGTTTTATTCAAGTACACCTGAACTATGCCAAGACCCTTTCCCATAGTGACCCCCATAGATCAAGGCCCTACGTTTGAGAGCCTGGATCAAGCTGCACACGAGGTTTCCAAAGACTTCGGCAAGCAGCCCGACATCGAGCAGTCGGCTGCGCTGTTCAAGCGCGCAGATGGTCGTTACCAGTACTCACCTGCGGTGACCAACTCAGATCACGATAACTTCGGGATGCGGGTGCAAATGCCGCAGGGCACTTCGTTGGCGGGTATCGTGCACAGCCACCCCGGCAGCGATGCTTTAGGCCAGTACTTCTCGCCGAATGATCTGAGCGTGGCGAATCAGCTCAAAGTGCCGAGTTATATCCGTTTCTTGAAAGATGACTCGATACGTAAGTACACCCCGGGACAGACCTCGACAGCGTACTTGCCCGGGCTAGGGAGTCACGTATCGCGGGGGGACGCACTCAACTTGCCCGCTACGGATTCGACCCTGGGACCTAAGCTAGCTGACCTCAATGCACGCGCGCAGAACCTGACCGCTTCAGTCGCTTCCCTGCCTCAGGCACAGCAGACGCCGTAATATGCCCACGACGCAACCTTTTCCTATCATGTCAAAGCCCGGGATAAAACGGGATGGCACGCTGTTCGAAGGCCCTGAATACAAGGACGGGTTGTGGGTGCGGTTCAACCGTCGCGGGTTGCCCCGTAAGATGGCCGGCTACAAGTCGATTACTTCGCAGTTGCCTGAAGTCGTGCGCGGTATGGATGCGTACTTTTCCGGGGGTATCAACTATATACACCTAGGCTCACAGAGCTTTGTGACTCAAGTCCAGTCGGATCAGTTTGGTAACCCCGGGTTTCAGGGAGACCGCACGCCAACCTCAGGGTTTACGCCCAACGCTAACGATCTGTGGATGTTCGATCAATTCGTGGATACGACTGTAGGGCAAACGACCATTGTTGCTACCCCAGGGCAGAACCTGAATGACATTACGAGCACCGTAGAGACGCCTATTTTTTACGGCCCCGCCAATGCGACAACCCCGCTGGTGCAGACCGGTATGCCCAACGTGGCGGGCGGCATCGTTGCCATCGCGCCGTACCTGATCGGCTACAGCATCAATGGTCGCATAGACATCTCGCAAATCAACAACATCAGCGCGGGAATAACATTCAATTCTGCGTTCGTGTCCGATCAGAAAGTCGTCAAAGGGTTGCCGTTACGCAACGGCTCGGGCGGTCCCGCAGCTATTTTCTGGACGCTGGCGGATCTGGTCGTAGCGACGTATAACCCGTATTTGCTGGCGGGTATCCCATTCAACTTCAATACCATAACTTCTGAGTTATCGGTGCTGTCGTCTCAAGGTATCGTCGAGTTTGACGGGATCTACTACTGGCCTGAAGTAGACCACTTCTCGATGTTCAACGGCGTTGTGCACGAACTGCCGAACACCGCGAACCTCGAATGGTTCTATCAGAATCTGAACTTTACCCAGCGTCAAAAAGTGTTTGCCGTCAAAGTGCAGGCATGGGGAGAAATCTGGTGGTGCGCCCCGCTGTTTGGCGCTACAGAATGCAACTGGGCTATTATATTCAACGTTAATTTGAACACGTGGTATGACACCCCGCTACCGGATGCAATCAGTGGAACGGGAGGCGGTAGCCGTTCCGCGGGGGTTTCCCCACGCGTCTTCAATAAGCCTTACTTTACGGATCTTGTGCAAACTTCCACGGGTTATTCGCTGTGGCAACATGAGACCGGCACTGACAAAGTGATGGGAGGCGCGACTTACCCGATACGCTCCTACTTCAAGACTGCGGAAATTTCCCCTATTACGCAAAATCCCCCAAAGGATAAAGCTTTCCGGGTGTCATTGATCGAGCCTGATTTCACCCCGATAGGTCAGAACGCTACCGATTTGTTGGTTTCTGTGTTCTCGCGGGCCAACGCGCGGGAGTCGCAGGACCAGTCTGCGTTGGTGACCATTCCAGCGACGATTACGACGCCTGATCAGGAGCTCGTGCTGTTGAAGCAGAATGCCCGACTCCTGGCGTTCCAATTCGAATCCAACACAGTTGGGGGGGATTACACCATGGGCAACGTCATGGCGCATATTGAAGAGACTGATGGGAGGTACACCAAGTGATTGACCCCCGTTACCTCACCGCGCAGCAGTGGACCGATGCGGTGAACCTCACGCTCGCCACTGCCGCACCGCTTCCCCGAATGCGGGGAAACGATTGGCAGTCGTGGGCGTTAGGCGTGCTCGCAGTACCCTCGATTGCAGGGTTGTATCCCCCCGACCCTCGCGGGTTTACCGACTGGCGAAACTGGGCTGAGCGCTTCGTGCAGTGTGTGCCGCTATGAGCAGCAGCGGCACTCCGACAGGCTCCGCCAACCCCCTGGCTGCGTACGGGATCTACCAGGGAGCCACCTCAGGCAACCCCGTAGGGCAGACGCAGGCGGGTCTGGGCGCGGCCAAGATGTACGGCAACCTCACGGGCAACGCCAACTTGAATACGGGTGCTACGGGCGCGTTAGACGCCCTGGGCATCTACCAGGGCATCAACCAAGGGGGTTGGCAGGGGGACACCCGGGCAGCTGCTTCAGGAGCACAGCTCGCGGGGGTGGCTACGGGAGATTCTGCGCTGTCTTCCGTGGGCGGGGGCCTCTTGATCCCGCTGGACCTGTACAACGAGGTCAACAGCTACCAATCCGGCAATACTGCATCCGATGCGATGTCGGGAGCTGAGACGGGCGCTGCAGTAGGCTCAGTTGTCCCCGTTATCGGTACTGCGGTCGGGGCACTGGCCGGGGGTGCGTTGGGCGCATTGGCCTCCGCATTCGGTCCGGGGGAAAAGGACCCTGAGACGTACGCATCTCAGAATGTGATCAATGCGACCTCTTCGAACCAGAATAACCCTGAGGTAGCCGCATCCGCGCAGAATCCGTACTTGGACCTCGCCGGCCTGATGGACGAGCGCTCATCTACGCTACCCGAATACCAGCAGTATGGTCGGATGGGTGAGCAGCAGTTCACCGATGCCCTGGTGGGTAAGATCAACTCCGCTGCAACCTCTGACCCGTCGCTGGCCAGCAATCCAAGTGCGATGTACAGTCAAGTCGTGGCCCCCTGGGTAAGTTCCATGGGGTCTGGTTACAACAACGTGGGATCAGCCTACACCGCGACAAATGAGGGGTTGGTTGATGACATGGTCAATCAGTACATGTCAGGAGACGCGGCTCAGGATTGGCAGTCTGTAGGGGGTCAATCCCCCTTCGCGAATATTTACAACAACAGTCCCTTTGAGTCGCAGTATCAGGACGTGCAGGCGCAGGATCAGGCGTTGCAACAGGCTCAAAGCGAGAAACAAGCTTTAACCGCCAACAGCGGCCAGAAGGCCGGCATGGCGAAGGTAGCTAGAGGCGGACACATGACAAAGAAGACTTCGAAACACTCGTCTGTACTGGACAAAATTCGTCCTAGCTTCAAAGACGTGCCGCGTCATTACGACGATGGTGGATATGTCGACTACGTTAACCCTACTCCGATTACCTACGATTTCAATCTGGACACCCCCTCGAATGATGATTTGTCTGCGCTGAGTTCTCAGTCGGGGGTAGACAGTATAAATAATCCCTACGCTGACAACAGTCAGAGTAGCAGCAGCTCCAGCGGGTTGGGGGGCGTATTGAGTTCGCTGGGGCTGGGCTCTGTAGGGTCTGCAATCAAGAACTATGGCGCCCTGGCGCCGATCATTGCAGCGGCGTTAGGGGGTAATAAGAGCGCTTCCGCACCTGCTACTCCTGCGGGATTTACGAGCGGTACGAGTGCGACTCTTCCCTCAGTAAGCTACAACCGCGCTTATACTCCCCCGAACGTCTCCAACTGGTACACGTATGGTGAGGGGCCAGAGCAAAGCTTCTTCAGCAATAACCAGATTCCATCGGTTGCGGGAGTCACGCCTACTAATACGGGAAGTGCGGGGGCGGCTCCGCAAACCGCACCCCTTACCGCTAATACTCAGCCAGTGTCGACAGTCATCAACCCGCGCATCATGGCCAGCGGTGGGGGCGTGTTTGATTCAACCCAAGGAGACAGTTATGTACCTGATCCGGGGCACGGTGATGGTACGTCCGATGATATTGACGCCAAGCTATCGGGTGGCGAGTACGTCATGGACGGCGGGACGGTTAGTATGTTGGGAAATGGCTCCAATGAAGCCGGTGCACGAGCTTTGGACGCCTTGCGCCAACGCGTTCGCAAGCACGCAGGCAAGCAGCTAGTCAAGGGCAAGCAGTTCATGAAGGCTCGTCCCCCGGAAGCCTACCTTAAGGGAGGCAAACCGTGAGCAGTACCTCAGGTAGCCCGCTGAGCTTTTTATATCAAGGCTCCACTCCGACGCAGGGCACCAATTACTCGCAGAGCACGAGTAACGTACCGACGTGGTTGCAGGACTACTCGCAAGGCATCTTGGCTCAGTCCGCAGCCCTCGCATCCCAGCCGTATCAGACCTACAGCGGCCCGCAAGTGGCGGGATTCACCCAGGACCAAACCAACGCGCAAGGTGCCGTCGCGGGGCTGCAAGGGCAATACCAGCCTACTATCAACAGTGCTGAGGGGTTGGCGTCCTCTTCGGCTAATCCTTCCGCGATCAACAGTGCTCTGGGGACTTTGCCGCAGGCGCAGAGCATGGTCCAGGGCGCGCTGGCTCCCACGGCTGCGCAGATGAATCCTTACGCGCAGAACGTGATCGGAGCGGCGGAGACGCAGGCCAGTCAGTTTTTCCAGAATCAGCTGCAGCCTTCGATTCAGCAGCAGTACGCCGCAGCGGGTCAATCAGGCTCGTCTGCGGATCTGCGTGCACAGACGCAAGGCGCCAATCAGCTTGCCGAAAGTATCCAGTCTACGGGCGATGCCGCACTCGGTTCTGCTTACACAGCTGCGCAGAATGCGGGCTTGCAAGGCGCAAGCGAAGAAGGTGCACTCGCGCAAATCGGTGGCGGGTTGGGATACGAGCAGGGCACTCTGGGGTTACAAGGTGCGAGCACGCTGGGCAGCCTTGCGACTACCGGTCAGAATCTGGGCTTGCAGGGTGCGGGTGCACTCGATACGGTTGGGGGAGAAGAACAAAACCTCAACCAGGAAAACCTCAACACGGCACAACAGAATTTCCTGAACCAGGAGCAGTACCCCTATCAACAGGAGTCGTGGCTCTCCCAGATGATGAGCGGCACCGCTACCCCCACAACCGTGCCGGGAAATACTCAAGGCTCGCAGACCTCGTACGCTCCTTCCACGGGAGCATCCCCGTTGAGTCAGGCAATCGGGCTCTACTCTGGACTGAACTCCGGCGCGGTAGGTACGGCGTTAGGGGGCTCAGCCCGCGGCGGCTCCATCCGTCGCAAGGCGCAGCGTCAGCGCAGCCCCCTGGAGCAGGTTGCTAAGCACAGGAGTGCATAGGGATGGCCGCGGACGATGACAGCCCAGATGCGGGAGCCGACGACACTCAACCTGCGGGTGCGCTAGACGCATTGCAGGCTCCTCCGGTTACCCCAGCAGGGCGAGCCTGGGGCGAGGACTACCTCAAAGCGCACCCGGAGGGAGTCGACACTAGGGGTGAGGCGTCGATATTCCAGGATTACGAAGCGAGTGCAGAAAATGCCCGTCAGACCCTGCGACAGGCCCGGGAGCACTTAGCCGCTCAGCGGATGGACCCGAGTGTGCTGGGTTTCCGAGTGGCTCAGGCCATGTTGGCCCCGTCGCGTTATGGTGGCGGAATGTCCAATCAGTTGAGTAACGCGGCGGGTGCGGTGGCTGATTGGCGCCAGCAGAACAATCAGTTCCAACAGCAGCAGAGCACGCAGGATGACGCCCTTGCAGAGCAATTGTCAGGAGTGGATCAGCAATCGCTGAAAGCCAAACTTGCCCTGCAGGAGTTGCGCGAGCGCAATCAGGCTTCTATGCTCGATGTCGCCATGAAAGCAACTGCGCAGCCTCCCAAAGAGCCCGCGTCACAGTTGAAACTGCAGATGATTGACACATCAGAAGGCAAGCAGCCGGTCATATTTGACCCCGTGAGTGGCGCGGTGAAACCCTACGGTAATCCGGCTACCCCCACAACAGCTAGCCTGGATGATCCAACGATGGATTACCTGTACCAGTACTGGAACAACAGCCACGCGTTGCCCTCCGGGTACTCCCGCAACCCTGCGTTAGTCAATGTGATCATGGGCAAGATTGCGGACCGCGCAGCGACTGAGGGTAAGACAGACGCGCAAATCCTGGCGAACTCACAGCTGCTCAAGAGCCAGCAGAAGGCGGAGAATGACTTCACCCCGGGCGGCAAGCTCGGCACCGCGTTGTTGAGTACCAACCGTGTCGTGGGTCACCTGGGTGACTATATGGATATTTTCAACGGGCTGAGTAACGGGGATAGCCAGCTCGTAAACGCCGCCAAAAATAAAGTCAAGACGTGGTTTGGAAGTGAAGCGCCAACCGATATCAAGGCAGTAGCGCCTATCCTGGGGGACGAACTGACGAAGTCTATTGTCCCCGGGGGTGGCGGCGTGACGGAGCGCCAGGAATTCACCCACAATTTCTCAACCGCCACGTCACCTGAGCAAGCTGCGGGTGCGATTCGCGCATATATGAACTTCTTGAAGACTCAGGTCGATGGGACCAAGAATGCTTACGAGCAGTTGCCTTCCCATCCGACTGATTTTGAGACTCGGTTCCTCACTCCTCGCACCCGTGACGCTTTAGGCTACGCACACCCCTCGGACGCACTGACGGTTGAGCAGCGGCAAGCCTTGATCGATATGATCCGACAGAAGACAGCCCCTCAGCCCGGGACGCAATGATATGGCAGAGCCTGACTACAGCAACATGACCGACGAGCAGCTCCTAGCGGCTGCGCATAGTGCGGGCGTGGATGGTTCAACACCTGCAGTTCCCAAAGGCGCGGCGGTAACTCCTGCAGATAACGGGGGAATGTCCACGCTGGAAAAGTGGGGGGCAGGTGCGTTAGCCACGGGAGCGGGTGCGCTGGCTCTCAAATACCCGGAGCTGCGCTCCATGGTGGAGAACATGGCGGCTCGCGCGAGTAACAAAGCCGCTGAGGTGCCCCTGTTTGAGCAAGCCGGACTGCGCACGGCACAGGACAGTCCGATTGCGCGCACGCTTGCCGGTTCTTCGGGTCAAGAAGCGTTGCGCCTGCACACCGCGGAAGTCAGCCGCACGATTGCCGCTAACGAGGCGGGAATCCCCGCAGCTCAGGCGCCTGTCCTCTCGCATGACATCCTGGCGGATGCCCGTCGCGCTCCGGGGGACGTATACGATCGGGTGGGTAAAGCGCTCCCTACTTCTGGACTGGATGCGGACGCGCAGCAGGCGATTCAGACTGCGGGCTCACCTGCCGGTGGTCGAATGACTAAGGGTAGCCCTGAGGCCCTGGCGCAAATCAACGATTTGAAAGCCCAGTTGCTGGACCCCAACCGCACTTTTACCGGGCAGCAATTCATCAATGAGGTCCGCGGGCTGCGTCAGGAAGGGTTTACGAACGTCGCTTCCGACGATGTGAGTGCCCAGCAGTTGGGACGTGCGCAACTCGGCATCTCCCGGGCTATCGAAGACCACATCGGGCGTAACATACCGAACGATGCGGATGTTACATTGCAGCAGTTCCAGGACGCCCGTAAAACGCTGGCCAAGAACTTCACGGTGCAAAGCGCGCTACGCGGGGGGGATGTTGACTTGAAAGCCCTGGCTCGTGCGCAGCGGGCTGACCCCGGGGTGTTGGATGGGGGCATGAAGTTGCTGGCGGACTTCGGAGATGCGCACCCGGAAGTGGCAGCGCTACCTTCGGAAGCTACCCGGTATAGTCCCCCCAGCGCTGCGCGGGATCTGTCCGACATCAGCCTGAAAGACCCCGTCTCGTGGATTCGTCCCGCACTGGGGAATCTGGCTCGTCGCTCACTCGTAGGTGACCGTGAGGCGGCTATTGCGCAGGCTAACCAGGCCTTTCCAGCCCGCGCCGCCGGCAGCTTCTCCCCTCCGCCACCTGCTCCGCCGCCTAAATTCGGGGGCTATTTACCCTCACCTGACCTGGTGAGTGCTGGCGGAGGTGCGAGTACGGCCAACACGCTGCGTGATCTGGGGCTCACCCCAGATGTGCAGGCCGCAGCTTCTCAACACCCTGCTGCGGCGCGTCTGCAGGCGTTGCGCGAGCAGTTGGCGCAAGCTCCTGAGCGCCCGGCTCAGTCGATTGACTTCCAGGGACCACAGAAGTGGGGCGATTTCTCCCTTGCGCCGCAAAGCACGCCGAGTCTTGCGGCTGCTCAAGGAGTCCCCTTTGAAAACGTACTCGAACAGGGTGGCACACAAGGTAAACCTGTCGCGGGGATTCAATCAGGGTACCGGCCGGCGCCGCAGTCGCCGAAGGGTCCCAATATGCGCACCCCTTCCGGAGCGCCTGAGCTGACGGAGTTTACCCCTCAGGTACCCTCTGATGCGCAGAACAATTTCCGCAACCAACTCGCCGCGGACAGGCTGCGCAAAGTCGCAGGGGATCTGAGTATTGACGCCCCGGGCGCCAACAGCGGTGACCCCATCGCACGGTTGCGCGCAGCGCTTGAGCGCCGCGATCGGGGCTATGCCGAGGGGGGTGAGGTGCGGAGCTCCTCTCCGGGTTCCCCGGGGGTAGGCGGTGCGTTGAAAGATGCAATTGCGGCACTCAAAGACTACGTCATCGGTTTGCCTCAGCGGAACCTGCAGGCCGCGAGAGAGGGGATGGAAAATTCCGTGGTTAACGATACGGTAAGTCACCCTCAGGTACCCTCTTCTGGAAATTATGCGGACGGGGGCACGGTGACGATCGCGCAGCGTGCGCAGTCGATGGAAGACACCGCGCGCCAGTTGGCAGACCTCGTGAGCCTGCACGAGTCGCAGAACTCGCCTCCTCAACCCGGGCAGGCCCCCCAGACGACTCAGGGGCTGGCTGGCGGGGGTCGGGTGGAGCTGATTGAGAAGATCGGCCAGTACCTGGACGAAATCGCCGCTCAACGTGCAGCTCGCAACGCAGCGATCGGAGACCGTGCGCCCAAGATACCCTTGGTGCAGTCCCCGGATGGGCCCCTTCCTGCCGCAGCTACAGCCCCTCAGGGACCTTCCCTTCCCCCCAGCACGCCCCAGAACCCCCTGCAGCCCGGGTTCCTCACAGCGCCTCAGGCGATGGCTGACGGGGGCGCTGTGGATGACAGCCAATCCACTGTGCGCAAGCTCGCAGACCTTGCCCGTCGTCTTGACAACCCCTCAGGCACCGACCCCAATGCGGAGCACCGCGCGCGTGTCGTAACGAACCTCGCAAGTTTGGCTTACGGATTGGATGACAAGGGCAACCCCGCACTCGGGGGGCGGGCGTGGACGAGTACCCAAGGGGGTACCCCTGCGGGCGTGCTCGATGCGCTCACCTCGACTCCTCACAACCTCGTGCAGCTGGGCAAAACGATCGACAAGTACCTGCCCGGGCAGAGCAACCCTAAATTCTGGGATTCCATCGATCCTCAATGGTCCCAAGACGCTTCAAACCGATTAGGGCAGCTCAAGCAGCGGATGCAGCAGTCGGCCGGCGTAGCCCCTGCCAAGGGCCTGGGGGACACGATTGCGGATATGGTCACCGATCCGTCCATGGTAGCCCCGATGGGTGCGGCGAAATTGGCACCAAAGGGTACGACGCTGAGTAAGCTCCTCAACTGGTCCACGGGCAGCAGCCCAGAACAACCCGCACCTGCTGGGGGAAGCTAAAGTGCCTTCTACCTCGGAACCCCAGGCGCGACTCATGGCCGCTATTGCGCATGGTTGGCGACCATCTAACCTGAAACACGCACCGTCACAAGCGGTAGCGCGCGATTTCAACCAAGCCGACAAGGGCTCAGCCCTATTGAGTCACGCTATGCAACATCACGCAGCGGGTGGACCTATCTCACCCTTAGCATCCCTCGTGGGCAACCCGATGCAGATGCGCTCAACGTTGCCCAAGATGGGCCAACCTATGGGCGGTGTGGGTCACCTGCGCATGCCTCACATTCCTATCGAGGGCGCATTGCGCAACATTGATCAACATATGGCCGGGGCGCGGCTGCACCTGCCGACGATCAAGGCTGCGATGGGCGGCCGGATGCGTCACTTCGCGGATGGAGGCGAGGTACAGCTCGGTGCGCGAGCGATCAGTGCGATCAAGGATGCGCTGTCACATCTAGCCAATCGCGATGCCTCCTCAGCCGCTGCGACGTTGCGTGCCTCCCCTGAGGCCATGCAACACCCTGTCGTGCAGCAGGCAGCTCAGTCACTGCGTGCGTCGACGGGGATTGCGCCAGCGACGCGCAACCTGACGGGCGTGGTAAACGCGGATACTGATCGTACGCTCATGCCGACTGTGGGGGCTCAGTAGTTGCTGTCGGTTCCTCCGGTGTTATTTCACGGACCGAACCGTCTGGAAGGATCTGAACCGGTGTCGAGTCCTCGCTCTTGAGGATCTTCTCCAGATCTTCGATGGGCGGCTTCACGCGCCGTGTCCTTCGGCGGTGGAACTCGTCATCCATGCCGGCGTCGATCGCCTCTTCAAGCGTCTTCCCATAGATCACCGGAGCGCTAAATTCCATCACGCGCCAGCCGATCAGCTTGTTGGGGTGAGTGTTATCGCCATAGTCGGTGCAAAGGACCGTATTCGCGAGCCAGCGGAGCCGCGCGGTGTCTCGGTGTTCGGACGTCTCGACCGGCGATCGTCCGCTGATGCATCCGTAATCGCTGTAGGCTCTCTCGGAAGAGGGTGGGGAGCCTGTTAACCCGGGCTCCCCGTGCGGGGCCGTCGATGTCAGACGGCTTTCTGTCGGTTCCTCCGGTAACCATTCCATGCAGGAGCAAACGCCGCACGGACCTTTAATGTCAGTCGATCCGATGAAATGCGACCGATCTGAATGACCACATGAGCAACGCACGGCGGCCCTGGTCGTCTCGTCCTGTCGCATCAGGGTCGTCGCGGCTTCGCTGGTGGAAGACTGCGAGCCCGTGTGGGATTTGGGTGGGTCATGAATCGGAATCAGCGGGCTGGCCATTGAGGCGCACTTTGTTCTCCAGATGGTCTATCCACTTGGCGAGCGCGCGACTGATTTCGAGCTGGTGAGTTTCTTCATGCTCTGTCGTGGGCAGACAATCGTAGACTATCACCTTCGCGGTGCGCAGTTTGGCGAGGTTGGTGGCGTCGATATATTCCTGTTCGGTCATATGTTAGTGCCTCAAGGATAGCCATTCCAGGGTACCTACACCTTGCAGGTACTCTTTGATGAGCACCGCCTCATCCCGCTCCTGCCACTGGATGAACACGGGCTTTCCGTCTTTGTGGAACAGTGTCGGGTGGTCTACGATGTACTGTGCAGCCTCTTCAGGCTCGCGGAAGCGCGGCAGATCATCGCGCTTGCTCCACTTGCGTGTTTGGGTGTCGAATTCCAGGGGGACAAACACGCTTTTGGGTACCTGAAAAATAGTCATTTAAAGAATTCGCTCCAGTCGCTACCCCGCGCTTTCCAGGCAAGATACTCTGCGCGGCTCTTTGCAGTTTGCAAAGCGTCTTCGCGGGTACCGAAGCTCGGGCCTCCACCCGCATGGCGCGAGCTGTTGTCGAAACAATTTTTGCTGCCCGTCATGCGATACTCGATTTCGACGTCCATGTGGTCGTCATACCGCGGATCACCGTCTTGATGGTATCGGTAAAGTCGGGATACAACGCCCAACAATGTTCCGGTATTAGGGTTGTACACCTCGTCCCCGACTTTGAAGTCAGAGAAGTCTTCCATGTGCGCATTCATCCAAGTGGTACGTTTGGCGAGGGTATCTTCGACTTCCTTGTTGAGTGCATCCAACTCCGTCTGTAACTTCTTTTGGTGTTCGGTTCTCATGGAGTGTCCACCAACAGGTTTCCTAGCGCCGCTATCAAGTCATCGCGTGCGCGGCCTTTCAGGTCTTTTACCCACCGCTGATCCGCGACCCGGGCAATCTGATCCTCTGTCATGCGGTGCAGCTCATCAAAGTACATATCCGCTTTCAGAACGTATACCCGGTCACCGCACTGAAGGGCTAGAAATACGTGTCCGCCGGCATCGCACTCCCACGTCATCCACGTGATCTGGCTCTTGCGTAGTCCGCTCTGCCCGCTGAAAGGGTACTTAGACCCGGGACGCTTCGCATCCTTGAGTTCGATGGTGCCGCTGTGCCCTTCCAGTGTGTAGTGCACGTCTGGAAACCCCGCTGAGGTGTTGTGCGACTCTACCCTGCTGTAATGCCCCTCTTTGGGTAGTAGCTTCACGAGGTACTTCCAAAATGACGCTTCACTCACAGCTTCCACCTCCGCTTTTCCATCATCCGATAGAACCGAATGAACTGACGCGCTTCACCCATCAAGTACCCGACGATGAAAGCCCCTAGACCTACAAAAAATAGCGTCATGGGGGTAATCCATCCGTAAAGCCGAGCACGCCATAATTTTTGAGGGTGACGATGTACGTATTGTCCCAACCGATGCGCGTGTCCGGGTCGGTCATGTATAGCATTACTTTTATGGTGCGGTTGTCGATTAGGGGAGCCGTAGGAAATGCTTCAAACAACTTACGGCAGTGTGTGATGAGTGCGGCACGATCAGGAAGTTCTACGCAGGTCTGCATCGCATCGGCAAGCGTGCCGCGATGTTCACGGAATTTCACGGGCGTAACCCCAGTGCGCGACGTATTTTCCCCAAGCGCTTTGACCCTGTCTTCCAACGCCACCCCTCGACAGGCTTATTGATTCCCGCACGCTGCATGTAGAGCCGTGCGAGCTGCGATTGCATCCCTCGCTCCGCTGCGAGCTGCGTCAAGGTGACATAACCTTCAACCGCGCGGGGTTTCACGAGTGCGTAAGCCAGTTGACGCTGCGGTTTAGGAGTTTCTTTCACCGGCTCGTCAGGCTCAGTAATCTCAACCTGCTGCGAAGTGATGGCGCCTCGACGCGATTGTCCCGCGGGTACCGCAGGGAATGAAACTTTTACGAGCTTGCGCACGATCACGGTAGTCTGACCTCGATGACGAAATTTCCCCTCACGTCGCGTTGTATAGATTCGAATGCCAAGGGGTACTTTGGGCCGGTCTTGTTGTAAAACCCTAACACTTCGGACACTCCGGGTAAGTCAGGCTTTTTGGCGTTGTCCAACTCCAGTTGGAGCGCAGTAATTTGATCCTCAAGCCGCGATATCGTCTTCTTGTCTTTTCCTAATAAAACCTCTCTGGCCTCCACACGGAGCTCAATCAACTCACCCATCGTGGCGTCTTCGGGTAACAAGTGGATTGCGGCGAGCAGTAAAGCGCAGCTGTCGCGCAGCTCGGCTTGGAGCGCTTCCACATCGGTCCACTTGCACCAATCTCCCGTAGGGCTGGCGTAGGTACTGGATTGACCTACATTGCGGAAGTCATAGCGAATGATGTCTTTCATAGGTTTGACCGCGACCACGACCGCGACCCCGACCACGACCGCGACTGCGACCGCGACCCCGACCACGACCCCGACCGCGACCGCGACCGCGACCCCGACCACGACCGCGACCGCGACCCCAACCCCGACCACGACCCCGACCACGACCGCGACCGCGACCACGACCACGACCACGACTGATCGAATCCAGCTCTCAAAGTTGCGGGATTCATTTTTGGGTCCTGGGCGAAGTGGTAATCACCACAGCATCAATCACTGCGCCTCGTCCTACGAGCACACGGCCCGTCGGAAATGGTTCAACTTCGTTGAATTCGCACTTCTGCAGAGCGTCGGAGAATCTACCGCTGTCGGCAATCCAAGCGGCGTCTTCCAACACTAGTTCGTGTTCGGTGACCGCTACGAGTCTGCCAGTATCGATCATCGTCACCGTACGAATCAGGTAGACCTTGCCTATCTGCCAGGGGTGCTCAGTGTTGGATTTTCCTCCCAACAGCGCGGCCAGCTCTTTTGCTTGCCCTAAGGTTAATTCATCTAAGTTCATGGTTTTCTCGTCCTGTATATATCGCAGATCAACTCAGCCACTCGACGTTTGCGGGTCACCGCAAGGTAGATATCCTCATCTATCGTACCCTTAGCGTTAAGAAAATAATAGTGGCCTACGGGCTTGTGGAAGTCAAGGATACGGAAACGCGACTGCTCAAAGTTCAACATCGAGAAATCGATGCTGTAAAAAATAATATGGTCCGCCTGAGACATGTCGACCGCAATACCGGATTGGATCTGCAGCACGAGGCAGTCCTGTTTGAACTTGCCATCGTAAGGCTGGCCCCCGCGTACAACGCCTACGTAGTACCCCAACCTTGTCAGGTCAGCCGCGATGCGGTCGATTTCATGAATGAAGCGGGCAATAATAATAAATTTGTCTTCTTCCGGGAACCCCTGCACCAGGGGGGCCAGCTTGCGTAGCTTCTCGCGGCTGATGTCCACAAGGATGGGTTTCTTACCTTCCTCTTCGGCTGCGGTCAGCACGCTGCCGCCAGTGACCTGCTGCAGCTTGATGAGGCTGGCCAGGACGTTCTTGACTTTGATCTTCGTCTTGTTGACTTCCGTGACGAGGTCCGCTTTCAACTCCTCGTAGGCCGTACGTGCGGTCTTTCCCAGCTCCACAGGGACCTGGGTGTACTTGATCATGAGGGACTTCTCACGCGCCTCCCGTAGCGTTATGCGGTACGAGTTAGCGTGGAATTTCTCATAAAACTCATCTTCGTTTTTGAACCCCACAACGTCGTGTTTCTGGTAGCCCCCGTACACGAGGTAACGCCCCTCGAAGCCTTCCTCCAACAAGCCTTTTTTGGCTTTAGGGTCCTTGTAGACGTTGTCGTATTTGCCGAATATGGTACGGTCGATGAAATCAAACTGCGCCCACGCATCCTGTATCCCCTGTGCGATTGGGGTCCCGCTGAGTGCGAGTCGCCAGCGGGCGTATCGGCCTAAGGTGCGCACGGTACGCGAACGAGCCGTGCCGCGGGCTTTTATGAAGTGGGTCTCGTCCCCGATGATCATCAGGTCAGGGAGCTTCTTGGCTTGCGCGTAGAGCTTGAGCCGCTGGCTCACGGCCAACTCGTAGTGCATCACCTGTATTCGGGTGTCATCCAGCCCGTGATGCTCTTTCATCCATCGGCCGATCTCGCGCCACCAGACCTCAGGAGCCGCTCCTCCGGCTTTCGGACATATGATCCACAAGTCTGCCGGCTGCACGGTATCCGCGATCTTGAGGGCGGTAAGCGTTTTTCCCGTGCGCTGTTCCAACCATAATCCGAACCCACCCCCGTCGCGCATAATGCTCAACGCTTTAGTAACCGCGTCTTTTTGGTACGGCCTTAATTTCACGGCTTTTCTGGCCATCCCATGATTTTGTGTTTGATGTAGTCTCCGATCTTGGCGGCTATCTCGCAATGCACTTTGTTCCGGCCGTAAGTTGTGACGTGCTCGCCTCCGGTATCTCCAACGCTGCGTGCGATGATTACGACTTGGTCGAAACCGTATGCTTTAGCGATGTGCTCAGCGGCTGATACAGGTATGTGTCTCATAGTTCCACCGGGTAACCGTTAACCCTGACCACGTCCGACGAATAACCCTGTTGTTGGTGCAACTTACACGGTCCGGGTCATGGACGTGCGCAAACATGGTCAGGGGTAACGATTGCCCATCCCCGCGCGCCTATGCTGCTCCGCCACCTTCAGCGAGTTAAGGCGAATTCTTCGGCGCGCGGGCGGGACTTCTGTTCTTACCCGATGACGGTCAGATCCTCTAAATCGATTTCGTACGACTCATCGTCAGCGGTCACCACAACGGCTTGGTCTCCGTCGATCGTCTCGATGGTGCCCTGGGTGAGCTTTTTTTTCTCGTTTTTGAAACTGACTTTAGCGCCTTTCTTGAGCTTCTTGTTGCTCGGCTTCTCATCGTCGTCCTCTTCTTCCTCCTCTTCGTCCTTTGAAGGCTTACCGCGGCGTTTCGGGGGCTCCTCATCCTCGTCTTCGTCGTCTGTCGGCTTTTTACCTCGACGCTTTGGCGGCTCCTCGTCCTCTTCTTCCTCCTCGTCGGCTTCGTCCTTGACCGGCTTCTTGGGTTTACGAGCCGGTTTCTCGTCCTCCTCTTCATCGTCCACGGTGTTGCCATCGGATAGCGGGGCATGCCCCGTTACGCGGGCGTAGGTCTTTCCTTCCGGGCTTTTCTCGCCGGTGACCTCGACGATACACTCAGTCTCGTCCGAGATAATCTCGTCAAAGTCAATGTCCTGCTCGCCGTCAGGGACTTCGACTTCCAGCGCTTCCAACATGCTTTTCAAGCGCCACAGCGCCTGGGGTTGCAGAGAGTAGTTATCGAACTTCAGCTCGCGACCGTTGCACTTTTCGGAGGTGATTTCCCAGGTGAGCTGCAAGTAAGGCTCACCCGAATCCTGCCCGACCTCTTGGGATACCTCGATAATTTTCGCTTTGTACCTTCCGTCTGGAACCGTCGCGCCACCGGCTTTGACGCCGGTGAAATCTACCGATACAACATTACCCTTCTTGCGTCGGGTGGGTTTTTTTACTGCCATTACAGCCTCTTGATTGTGCGAGACAGTGACTCGCCTTTGGATAATTTCAGAATTTTTTCGTACGTCGGATTGACGATGTATTCCGGCACCGGCCCCGCACTCACCGGGCGACGTATACCACACCGGTAATAGCCGCTCACGAGACGCATGCAATACTGCATCTCCGTCTCCTTGGTCTTCTTGTCGTAAGACTCCCGGATGAACTGGTTTCCTATAACGCTAACCGCGCCAAGTAGGAAATTCGTGATTGAGCCGGTGAGTGCGGTCGTAACTTCTGGAGCCAAGCGGTCGTCGTCTTCTTCCTGCGCCTCGATGCGTTTCTGGTGCGACAGGAAGCAGACATTGTAGCCTTTATCGACCAGCAAGCTGTAGTTGAGTATCCACTGCTGCATCCACCCGCCCAGCTGACCGTAGGAGCGCTGGGAGAATACATCATCCGCACGCTGGTTCTTTTTGTCCTTCATCTCTCGGATGACCATATTTTGCAGCCCGGTCATCTGGTCCAGGATCACGGATTTGTACTTAGTGCCTCCCTCCAGCTCCCAATACAAATCCTCCAAGTCCTGCGTGCTGGATGCGTTGAACACGTCCACCCCGTCAACGTCGATGACCGAATCCGTGCCGCGCTCCATGATGTCGATCAGCAGCAGGGGTTTTGGGAAAGAGCAGCCGAATACCGTCTTGCCGGTTTTCTGGTCGCCGTAACACAACATTGCGATGTTGCGCTCAACTTCTGACAGCGGCTTGATGCGCTTCAAAATCGAGCGCGCGGGTGTCTTATTCAGTTTTTTCATGCGGCTTCAGCTTCGCGCTCACGTTCGTCCTTGGGGCGTTGCTCATAATTGTTTCTCTCAACGTACTTAGCGTTAATACCACACAACTCAGCCTGACACAATGCAAAAAACTCGCAGCTCTTGCACTGATAGGTTGCGTTGCGCGGGAAGTGTTTCGCGGTGCGCATCATTTCAGCGGTCTGGGTGAACTCGTCGATAACAATCTTCGTCATCGCCGGTGACGGGACCGGCAACGACACGCGCTGATAGAACCGATCAGGAGCGCGTTTTTCAAGCTCGCGCAGATGCAGGCTGTAAGCATCCTCATCGAATCCGTTATCCAGAATCGCTTTGCGGTAGGTGAATACATCGGTATCCAGATCCTTGCGGCGGGTCAGGCCCGCACCGCTCTTGAGAACCTCAGGGATCGTAGGCGCTTTGGTGCGTATGTAGTCCCAGATGATGCCGCTCACGTGATCGGGCCGCGCGTGCTCGCGATTCCAAGCCTCGGCGTAAAGCAGCAGCTGTGTGTTACTGAACCGCTCCTCAGCCGTGGGTATGATTTTGTGCGTCTTGCGATCCGCTAGCCAGCGACGATTTTGGCTTTCAACGAGCAAGTCATAGTGACCTTCGAAGAGTATTTTCGGGGTGAGCTGCGTCTGCACGTACCCCTCGGTCGCTAGCACTTTCCAATCATACCCCCGATAGGTGCGCAAGTATCCGCGGTAGATCCGCCAGATATCGTCCATGAAGTGCTCGCCGTAAAACTCGCGTTCTGCTTCGAATAGCTGGCCGTACTGCTCCTGGTACTTCAGGAAAACATCTTTTGCGCTTTTACTGTTGTCGCGCGCTTCCAGCATTTCGTGCAGGATGGTGCCGCGAAACATCGCAGCGGGGCGGCGTTTCGCCTGCAGGTTGCGGATGACGCTGAACTCGTACTTTTTATTGCAAAAGCGATACGCCTTGACCTTAGAGAAGCCGGTTTTAAACATGCTCGCACTCAGGCAATCGGCTCTTAATCCATCGAGTAAACTCCGGTTGAATGTGGTACAGAACATTAGCCGCAGCTGAGTGCCTATCAAAATACCTTCGTTGGCACCCCACGCAAGCCTCTGATTGGACGTAGCGGGTAGTGCTGCCGCACGTCCTGCAAGGGTTACCTGAAAATGTCGGGGCTTTGCGTCGGGGCTGAGCCTTGCGAGACTCCTGGCGCTTCAGTTTCCGCGTGATCAACCGACAGGTTTTACAGCGTCCATTAACTTCGGAGCGTACATGCGTTGGGTCTTCGCACCGGTTAGGCGGTCTGGCTCCGGCTTTAAACATTGGGGTATTTCACGTCTCGGATTTGATCGAGTACTCGATTGAGCGCCTCCCGGTCGCGACGGGATGCGGCTGATTCATCTGCCGTAGACGCCCGGGTAGTTTTCTTTCGCAATAGCTCCTTTAGGGTGTCGAATGACTCTCGGTCTAACCTGAGGTGCAGAACCATGTGATGATTGAGCTGCCTCGTCGATTCCGAAGGAGGTAACAGTCCATATAAGTCCTGCTCCCTCGTAGTGTATTCCGTGCGAGGTTCGTTACGTCGAGTGTCATAAGTATTGCGGGTCATGATATACCTTGCCTCTACCCCAGGCCCCGACGTTGATATCGACGACCATGGGGACAGCCATTTTGATTTTGAAGGTTTTCAGGAGCCTGGGACGCTCCATTATTTTTCGCACTTTCGGTAGCACTTCGTCCTCACACCCTCTGCGTACCAACCCTAAGAGCGCGTCGTGATGTTCTCCGCAGAGTCTATACTTAGCGCTATCGATTGTCTCGTGAATTTCGATCATCGCCGCGGCTTTCCAGTCCCCGATGGTTCCCTGCACAGGGGCATTCACCGCTTGCCTCTCTGCTTCCATCCGCGCTAGTTTGTCACTGCTCTGTATCCCGGGTAACCTGCGCACCCGGCCGAACATGTTCGTCACGCACCCGTCGATACGCGCGATCTTTTTGCACCGGTTGTGCCAGGGCTCAAGACCGGAATACAGTTCAAAAAAGGATTTTCTCATGCGGGAAGCTTCTAAGTAGGTGCAATACCAGTCATAATCAACACGAGCGCGCTCCATGAATGTTTTTTCGTACATTCCGTATAAAAACGCGAAGTTCACCCTCTTTGCTTTGTTTCTCCAGTCCTTCCACTCGTGTGAAAGTTCGTATGCAACTTGTGGTGTAAGGCATGACAGGAGCGACAAAGAGTCTGACAATTGTATTTGTGATTTACGCTGCGAACGTGGTTTTTGTGATGCGCGACTAAGTGTTTGGTACTCCCGCAGCGCTCGCAAGACGTCTTTTTCCACCTCGTTAGCCGAACCGGAGAAATTCCACCCTTCCAGTAGGGGTTGCTCTCCCCCCACTGCGCACCGCCTGACCCCACGCCGAAATTCTGGCATACCTTTCGACGATACTTTAATAAAGCTTTCCGTGTTGTCTTGATTTTTATTTGCCTGCCACACTGCTTGCAGTACTTCGCAGCCGGTCCTGTCGGGCGGTACCATGTGGCGCAGGCAATACATTTCCGCAGTCTGAATCGATAGTTCTGATGCATCCGTAGCCCCTGTGCCCAGCATGAACATCAACGTTTTCCAGTGTACATCCTGCCCGCTTTGGTAAGCAGATATCATTTGCAGATCCCCCGAGGTTTCTGCAGCGATGCGCAACTCAGCCTGCGACAGATCTGCTGCGACAAATTCCCAGTCCCCGTTTTCTGGCGCTGCGATAATGGAGCGGATCTCGCCGTCAGTAGGTATCTGATGAAGTCTGGAGCTGAAGCGCCCGGTGACCGTGCCCGTTTGCTTGTAGGAGAAGTAGGCTTTATTACCGATGATGTATCCTTTTTTCTTCCATCCTTCCAGGTAGGTTCCCAGGATCTTATCCAACTCGCGGTAGTGCAGCAGCTGCTCAATAATCGGATGCTCGCCTTTCAAGTCAACGATGGCTTTCTCACTCGTCGACGGGTTGCCCGTGGGCGTTTTGGCCATTACCGGCAACCCTAAGTCTTCAAACAGTACCTGTGCGATCTGCTGCGGGGAATTCCAATTGACGGTTTTACCCGCGCTTTCGTTGAGTACGTGCTCGGCCTCGTCGCGCTCGAAACCGATGCGGGTCTCCATCGCCTTGTATTGGGCGTGATCGACAGGTAAACCCTCGGCTTCTATCGACTCCAGCGCATACGAGGAGGGCATGACGAGGTCATTAAAAAGCCTGCGCAGTGCGGGAAGATTTCGCAATCGTTTGCTGAATAGCCATGCGAGGTGCAAGGTGTTCCATGCATCGCGGGCGTTGTATTCCCAGTACTTGGCGCGATTCGCCGGATCTTTGATAAGCTCCAGCCATTCCGGCGTATCGCTGATCTTGAGAGCCTTAGGTAAGTCATACTCCGGGCAATCCAGTTCAACACGTGCCACATACTTCAGGTCATGGTCCTGGTTTTCATCCAGGATGTAGTGGGCCAGCATGGCATCAAAATCGTAGGGTAGCGTGACGCCAGACACCCGCCGCACCGCGCCGCTGTCAAATTTACCGTGGAACACGGCCGCCCACTTGCCAGCTGCCTTGCGTGCCAGGACGCGGAAAAACGCCTGTTGGGCAGTGTGATCCCCTTCATAAAATCCCCCTGGCATCTCAAGCGGTATGACCCACGAACGTGTGGGCAATGCAATAGCGATGCAGCGAACCACAAAGCCGGGTTTATGCGGTAGTAACCCGTTGGTTTCCGTGTCGTAGGCGTACTCGTCGGCTGCATCAAAGGCGTCCCAGAACTCTTTGAGGATTGTGCGAGTCGTAACGACACGGTACTCGAATGCGTCTTGAGTAGCGCCTAACGTGCCGTCGATCTGGCGCTTCAGCCGTGCGAGGTCCTGTTGGATCACCTGGAGTTTGGAAGGATCGCGGAAGGTCGCAGCCGGGTGATACGTCGGCATGACGACACGGCCGTCCCGCTCGGTCATCTGCCCGTGAGCCGTGCTGACCTTCGCTTTGGCAACGGCTTTGGTAGCCAGCGCTCCCAACGGAACGATGTACGTGGGGTTGATGCGTGCGATCTCCGCATCGAGGTACGGCTTGCACGCCTTGACTTCCTTTGCAGTCGGCTCGCGATTCTGAGGGGTAAGGCAGCGTACGAGGTTCGTATAGCGCACCGTAGGCCCGAAGAGAGTGCCGAGCTCCGCTTTCGCCAGCTCTCGCCTCAGGATGCGCCCGGAAGGCCCTATAAACGGTTCTCCACGGCGATCCTCCTCTTGCCCTGGGTTCTGCCCCACAATCAGGATATCGGAGTTCTTAGGTCCTGAGCCATCGACACAGACCGTGCGTGCGCCTTCGTGCAGGGGGCAAAGAGTGCAATTAGCATTTCTCATGTGGGGGGATTGATCTGCGCCCAATGGGTCACTTCAGCGTCCATGTAGTATCCAGGACCAAACTCTTTCCATCCTGATACCCCTGCGTGGCTGCGTGCCGCTACGCAAGCGAAGACTGTAGGGCTATCCGATGACCATGGGCGAGAAGGAACCCAAATCAGCACGTATTCGTCTTTGGGGGGTTTCTCTTGTGTCAGGGATATCCACTCAATACTCATGGGCGCATGCGCTCCCCTGACTCTTCCGCGCAGGATTGCTCCACGTCGTTCGCGGTGGCGCGCAGGTTGCGTATGACGGCTGTCAGGTGCTTGATGAAAGGCACGTGCCCAGGGTCTACCCCGTCCCGCAGCTCCTTCACGGCATCTGCGGCTACCCTGATTTTGGCAACTACTTTTTCCACGTTGTCGTCATTGTTGCTCATAGTCCACCTAATCCTTCGTCCCGTGCGGTGTTGATTTCGGTCATTTTCCCGTGCCCGTCCGGCTCCGTGTAACGGTCGGGATGAAATCGTGCGGCGAGTCTGCGATGTGCTTTCTTGATTTCATCCTTTGTGGCGTTCGCTGCTACCCCTAGCGTCGTGTACCACGGAGTCTTGCCCGGAGTCTTTGGCGGCGGGGGTGCTTTTGCGCGGTGAGTGCCATTACCGTACCGAAACGCATCGCCAAACAAACCCTCACTGAACTCCCGGAACACCTCCTCAGCTTTACGGCGTAACTCTGGGTCTACCCCATCAAAGCCGTAGGTGTAGCGTCGCGCGTAATCGTATTGCTGGTGCTGCCGGCGCTGTTGCTCCTCGCGTTTTGGCCCTTCAAACTCCTCCTCCGCCCATGCCTTGCGAGCTTTCTCACGGCGGCTTTCGGTTTGCGAGTAAACGCCACCGGCTTCGCGGCGCTCTTTCAACTCTTTAAATCGCAGGATCGTATCCGCGGCAACGCGAGCCTGCGTACGCGTGACGACATTCTGTGGAGCGGCCTTCTGCGCTTTCTTCAGCTCCTCTGCGTAGTGCGCCATGAGGGTGTCAATAGAAGATCCCATCTGTTCCTCTTTTGAAACCCACTGTGCCTCACGGATCATCTGCACGCGCCACGCGTTCAGATTCTCCTTGATACCCTCGATCAACCATGAAGGCTTTGGCTGACCTTCCGACCAATCAGGTACTGCAGTCATGAGCTCACGATCGAACGTCAAGACTACCCGAAAGGTGCGTGATTTGGGATCTAAAGCAAACGCGTCTGCCTCGATGGCCGTAATAGCGTCCAGGATTGCGATAATATCGGTCAGGTCTGGGCGTCGGCCTACTTCGGTCACGGGTTCACCTTGAGGGGTTTCGTAACGACACGGACCGGGCGCGAGGGCGGCGTCGATTGCAGCTCACCGCGCAGGATGTGGACAGATTTCGGCGCGTCGATTCCGAGGCGAATCTCTCCGTGCCGGTTGCGCAGGTAATGCAGCGTGATCACCTCGCCTGCCGCGGTGGTGAAAACGATAGTCTCACCGGCCAATCGGGTTAGTATCAACATAAACTACTCCTTTAGTCCCTTTACTCGTAAGGTTGGTTATCTTCTTTGGCTATCCACAGCAGAATCCCCAACGCACACGCGACGGCCATCGCGCCTATTAGCAAGCGAATCAACGTGAGCATATGGGGATCGGTGCACATGTGAGGTCAGCCCTGGGGTTTCAACGTTGACCAGATCCGCACACCGGGAATCTTGGCGTTAGCCTGTTGGGCATTGACTTCCGCACGGATCAAGCGCTCGTCCACCATCAAGAATTTGCGCGGTACCAAGCTTTCGTCCGTCACCTCGAACAGCCAGCGGGGAACCAGCTTCAGTCCCGCAACCTGCGGCGTCTCCGCCTCGATCGTAGGCGCCTGTACGCTGTCAGCACGCGCTTCCAGGATCACAGCGCGTGCGTGGTTGCCGTCGTCGGAAGCCTTCTCGGCTTTCGCAAGCAGCTTTTGTCGCGCCTCTTCGGCTTCCTCATCCGCAAGCCGCTGGCGCTCCAGTGCGATGTTGGCTTGCTCCTGGGCGTAGGCCCCCATCTTGCTGGATACCAGTTTCTTAGCTGTGTCCAACACTTTGAGCGGCGGATTGAAAATCGCCTGTACATTCTTGGTAAGCACCGCGAGCGGGTCCCATAAGGTCGCTTTCTGTGCTTCGACTTCCTTTGCTCGCGAATTCAAGCGCAGCAGCACCTCACCGGCTTCTTCGTACTCTTCCGCGGTCGTCACGGTCAAAGCCTGTGCCTCCATCAGCAGCTGCTTGGCAGATGCGGACAGCGCAGGGTCCGCCTGCGGCACCGGCATCGTAACCGTGTTGGGAGGGGTTTCTTTCTTCAGTATTTTCTTGACGGCCATGTTGGTCATCTCCAGTAAGTTACGCCATCGTCGCAGTAATAGCCGATTTTATCGGGTATTTGAGTAATCGCAACGCCTACATTACCTTTTGAGTCTATTGTAGGACTCACCAACGCATTTCCTCGCACACGGCCGACCACACGACAGTGGTGCGCGGATGCGAAGCGTGCGAAATCTTCGCTTTCCCGTACGGTGCTGTAAATAGCGACGCCCAATAGCGCTAATACACCCAGGCTTAGCAAACCAACAGGCCAGAAATCTCTGAGGAACTCCATGCGGATTACACTTTGTTGAATTTGGTGTGGGGACAGGTCTTCACGTTCTTCAGGAAGTACTGACCTACGGAGGGCGCTTTCAATAGCGCGTCGTGGTGCTCGCGTACTTTGGGGCCGGTATACTGGTACACCGAGCCTTTGCCGTTGACGAACTCAATTTCCATGACAGGGCCGTCCGGGCGATCCTCCAACCCGACAGAAGCTATCAGAGACGAGTTAACGGGGGTGCGTTTCATGTTGGTGTCTCCAGTTCCGCGCTCAATCGAGCGGCTTTTTCTGTCCAATACTCTTTCCAGCGCCGGTGACGGGCGCATTGCACACAGTTGCCACACGCTGCGTAACGCGTTCCGTCGTGACCCAGTCTGCAAGGTGAGCCCGTATAGGTTTTGATGCCTGCGGTCAGCGCCGCTTGTCGGGCCGTGTGGACACTCTCCCGATGCTGGTTGCGCCCTACCCGAGAGATTGACCGCTCCAGGCCCAGGGTTATCCTGACGTAGGGGAGGTCCAACTGCAGCAACCATGCAGTGATCTCTGCGGATTCGTCGACTCCGTGTGCTTTGCGCTGCAGTCTGTAGGTCTCGCGGATTTCGCGGGTGCGCACCCGTGTCACTGTGGTAACTCCACAACTTTGGGTTGCTTTGCGCCAGTGAAATACCACACCAAAAACTGGCGCGCGTTGGCGCACCCGACAGCCTTATAAATCGCGGTCAAATGTCCCTTGACGGTTTTGGTGTGTTTGGGTGACAAGGTAGCTAGAGTTTGTGCTGGTCTCATGTTCGTTCCCTCTCAAGGAGAGGCGCAACCTCTTCCAACCAACCATCTATCCAAGCTAATCGGAGCGTTGCGGTCCGGTCATCCGTAACTGTGTAGGGGCAAGCGTGTAGGGGCTTTCCCAGTTGTTTAGCGCGGCGCCCCGCGTCGTACGCTTTATACGGTAAATCATTCATAACTACATTTCCCTGACAATGACGCTAATCTTTCCGAGCGGGCGTTGCTCCAACGCCGAGCTAACAGCATTTGGGATGCTTCCTGCGCTCGTCGCGAAGGCGACGCCATAACTCCATAGCACGGAAACGCTGGTGATGGCTCTTTGATTCGCTGATTAACCGTTTGCGCTTTGCCATGGCTACTTACCTGTTTGGTTGTCTGATAGCTGGTCAGGTAAAACAGCCTGAGTAGTTAGGGGTTCCGCGAATTAGTGTCCAGGTGACCTTCTTCCCGTCGATACGCGACGGCAGACCGCCTTGAGAATAGAGCTTGCCGTCGATTAAGACGTTGTAGCCACCAAATCCCTTATCATCCGTGCCCATATATCTTGCGTAAATCATTTTCCACCCGTTTGTTTGTCCGATGCTCAAGGTTAGGTCAGCACGGCCACGCCTCAGAACGAGAATGTCGGGTTGTGCATCCCGATCAACTCACCGGCCAACTCGCCCGCCGTATAGGTCTCACCAAGATTGAGGTTGTAGGTGTCGATATCCAAGTCGGACAGGTCAACCATGTCGTTTTGCTCAAAGACGACGAAGGTGGGGGTAAGGCCAAGTTCCGCCGCTGCGGCCAGCCGGTGCGAGCCCTCAAGAGCCATGAAGAAATCAGAGCAGTCAACAACGCGGATCGTCGGTGCGCCCATCTTTCTCATTTCGGCGATGACCTCTTCGAGGTGGGCCGCGTCGGTGTCGTGGATCGCGTAAACCGTGGTCATGTGCGTCTCCTCGTCGAGGACATCTCGACAATGGGATAAGCGTAGTCTAGCCGGACAACGATTGCAAGGTTTATTTGCAGCTTGTGTTGGCAAGGCGTAGCTTGGCGACCTCGACACGCAATCCGTCGATCACGCCCATCAAGTACCGCCGCATATCGTCATTGTCCGGCGCGCGCACCCACACGATGATGTCAGACGGAACCTCGAAGTCGAGGCCATCGCGTTTTCCTTTCTCGTATTCAGTCATGGCTACTCACGGGATAGTTGGACGGGTCAGTATTCGGCCCGATACATAGCGATCAGGTCGCCCTGGCGTTCGCTTCGCTCGTCGCGGCGCCACTCGTATTCGACGTCATCCGCAAAAGTACAGCCAGCAGCCGAAAGTGACTTGCGAGTCATCTGCTCGACCTTTTGGACCGGACGGCTCATGTGGAGCTTGTGCACCGCTGCGGCCGTGTCGTCTACGGTTTCGCCGTCCGCCCAATACTCCTGGACGAGATCGTAATACCGGCGCTCCAGTTCGTAGCCGCATGAACCCCAGCCGAACGGAGCCGTATGCAACCGCTGCGCGACGAATTCGCGGAAATTGGTGAGCGGGCATGTGTTTGGGGTCTGATTCATGGCTATTTACCTGTTTGGTTGACAGCGCGCAGCAGCCGCGCCACGTATTTCTTGACCTTCTCGTGCAGGGCCGGCGGGAGCCAGAACTCCAGTCGCTTGAGCCCTTGTGCATCGCGTCTAGCCCGCTCTGCGGCCTTGCGCTCTGCGGCACTTCTCATGCCCAATCCAGGATGTACCGCAGGCCGTCAGCCGCCTGGTATTCGGTCACGACGAAGGTATCGTTCAGCTCCTCGGGAAGCTTGCCGGTCGCTTTCAGAGTCGGAATCAGATCTGGGACCACACGCAGATCGGCGCCGGCTTTGTTGAAGAGGAACGTCTTGCTGAACATGTCGATCTCCTTACCCAGTGACGCCACCCTAGTGAGCCTGCAGCGTAGACCACTTAGACAACAACTGCAAGCTCTTTCGTATTCCAGCCCTGTCGTGGTACGCTGGGACAACGCAAAGAGGGTACTATGGCGAAAACTGAATTGCAAAAGCGGATTGGGGAGCTGATCGAGCTCCACGGCGGTAATCTTTCGGAAGCCGCACGGGTGCTCAAGATCGACAAGGGCTACCTGTGGAGACTGTGGAAAGGGTATAAGACCAATGCCAGTCCCAAGACCTTGAAAAAGCTCAAGTTACGGCGTGTCGAAACGCTGGTCACACTCTAGGGGATAAGCTGTGGACAACTATACTCATCCGCACCCTGACCCGCGGCACGTGATGCGACGATATCGTGCGCACATCTTAGGGACCAAGCGCAAGAAAGGCAGCGCCCGCGGGCTCATTCACTACCGGGTGATCGTACGGGAGTATCTGGC